TCCCAATCTACAAAGAACATTCCTTTCATTGCATCATGGAGCGTCCAGAACTTCTTTCCTAGAACTACAGCATTCTTGTACTGTCTCTGGAATGCCTGCATATCCCTAGAGTGGGGCTCTAGTAATGCCCACCAATTACTCGGCGGGCGGAATACTTGTTCCTCATTCGAGTTGTGCTTAATAGTTAAGTACTTATACAGTGCATCAAGTAATAAGCCATCTTCCTCCATAGCAAATGTCTTCTGTTCCGAAACTATGGTAGCAAGTGCCGAGTTAAACTCGTCTAATATACCTACTGCTTTTGCTATCCAAGCTCCGTAACGAGCAAAGTCTTGAATACGAAAGTCTGTGAATCCACTAACAGGTACTTCCGTACTTAAGATTTTCTGGATGTCTTGAATAATTAGTCCCCAAATGGTGCTACGATTGCTATGTATATACCCTAGAATATCTGTCTCGCTGTCGAACTTTTTGAGTCGTTCGAGAGTGAGGATAATAAGTCTGTCCGTAACATCCTCTCTCCCAAATTTTGGGTTGTGGGCTGTAAGACCGATGAATGCTTGTCTAGTAAGAGTAATTGTGTCATTGTTAGTATACAGTTTTCGCTTCTTGACTTCGCTAACCGCCGCAGCGAGGGCAAGTCTATCAGGTAGCCACCGTTCCCATGTATCAACATTATCAAATACTACCAAAGGATCAGAAGCCGTTGCGTAATCAAAGTTATCAGGAGTAGTAATACTAGAAAGGCTGCGACCCCTCCCATAAAGAAGAGTATATACACGCCTGAATAAAGTACTTTTTCCAGCACCAGGTTGACCAAAGATACAGAGTATAGGACGCGTGACGACAGAGCTTCTGAGCAACAGCATAAGCATCCACACTTTGAGCAACGCTTTAGCTTCACTTATCTTCAATCCTATCATATTGTCTAAAGCGTTCTCGAAGAGAATATCCTCCCATTTAGTGTCATAGTGCTTGTAGTGAGGATTAATTGTTTCATTTAAAGATGCCCAATGGAATACTAAGCTGTCATAGCCATTTGTAACTGTAGTAATGTCTCGTGAAGTAACCCTGAGAACTTCCTTGCGTCCAGTATGCAGGTACAGTGCATTCGTGTCCATGTCATAGTAGGATAGCGCAGCGAGTCTACCCACAGGAGGCAGACCAGCTACGTAGGACGATAAGTGACCAATAGTGTATGCTGATTCGCGTTCAATAGGATTGAGTCCATACCATGCATCCAGTGTTGTTTGTAGAGCTTCTGAGCGAGCTAGAACCGCCATAGGCTTACCAAGTACATTGTCTATGAACCATGAAGTACCATCGGCACAGTTGATGAACTGTCCGCGAGCTTTCATGTTCTCTCTAACTGTTTGTGCAAGGTAAGCTAGCTTCTCGTGTCCCAATCCTGGAAACCGCCTAATCTCTTTAATCTTTTCTCTGTAATCACCAGACATATGCTCGCTGTACACTTGTTGTTGTGCACGCAGAACATCCTTCATCAATTCAACATCGCCGTTGAATCGGAGACTGGTGAACTTATTATTAGCACTACCTCGTGCTAAGAAGAATACTTCCTTAGAACTTAGTCCTGCACGGAAAGCTGCTATATTCAGTGTCCACAGTGCAGCACTACGGTCCCTTGCCTCAAAGTTATACTGTGTAACTACTTTAGGTGGTAACTTGCTGCGTACTTTCTCTAAGAATTCCTGAGGGCCGCTACTGACTGTAAGCGCGTCTCTAATAAAATTATCTGCGTCTCCAGCCTCTTCATTTGAATTAGTTGATCGTGTAGGGATTTCTGGTAAGTGTTGGAAGTCTGCCGCTGTATGTTGTTTATGTGTTGAAGGAAGCACTCTAACGATATCACTGTCACGATCCCACTTATAATTGTTAGTTCCAGGAACGCGAACCCTTTTGCCGATAAACCATCCTGTACGGTCACAAGCAGGAATACCATAAGTGATGCGCTTGCTAAGGTGTTCATGAGCATTACGAGAAAGAGCATCAGTTAGTATCCAATATGCTTGATGCCTTCCAGCACTTGTTTGCACAAGTATACTAGGTCGTGGTTGAATAGTTAATACATTAGCATCGTCTAGATCGGCGACTATAGTCCGACCGACAATCGCAGCCTCTTTTGTACTTTGTTTCGTCTCAAACAAGTACGGTGAGAAGTATACATTTTCTGCTTTTAGCTGGCCTATTCTACTACATATATCGTTAAGCTGATTAGGGTATCTGAACCACTCTTCTTTCCATCCTGTACCATTAGCTTTCGCGTGGCAAAGGTTAAACCAGCCCTCTCCACCAGTTACTACTTCTTCCAGAAATTCGGCTAACTTCATGTTATCCGATTACGCCCCTAACTCATACAATTCCACTTCGTATTCTGTTGTAGTATTCCTCAAAGGTTTCGTCGATATGTCTTTTCGGTAGTGCATTAGAAGTCTTTGGTATATTATTGTATTCTGTTTCGGTGTAGAATATTTCTCGTTCTTTGCTCTTAGGTAGCTTACTAGGCTTCTTTCGCCGCCCGTTTAAGTTACGGTACTTCTGTTTGTATATATCAGCTAGTGAGCTTTTTTGTCTTCCTTTATGTGATGCTATTCGTAATACATTTTGGTTGAGATAGTTACTCATAATCGCGCCCCTGACGTTCAGCGTTCAGCGTCGACTACTGGCGGTACATAATCTGGATGATTATCTACACAAGTACAGCCTTCTTGTCTCATATAATATAGCAGGCGATTGGTCAGTAATTTCATAGTTTTGGGATCGTCGTATGCCCATGAGGCATTAATAGGTACATAAGCCCCTACTTTATGTACGTCACACTCTCCACTTAGAGCAATACGTGCAGGCAATTCAAAGGTTTCATCTGTCTCTTCGTCGTAGAAAGTTTCTGGCTGAATATCTATTTTAGTGATTTCTATTGGCATTACGCTATCCTTTTGGTAGTACTACGAATTACGCTGCGCGAGCTAGGCCCTGTGCAAAGCGAATTCTAAGATAAAAGATATTATAAAGAGTAGAGTACGTCTGTGTCTCTCTCACAGATTCCGTTGTACCTATTGAGTGGGGGTACCTTCCCCTACGGTCCACAGCTATGCTGCGTACTCTACATTCAGAGAGTTGTTCGCCGAACTGTATACAGTCCACTATATGAGTATCTTAAGGAGGATGCGTCCATCACAGTAGGGTTACTAAACCTCTCTGGTGGACCGTCCGCGACTCGAACGCGGAACCTCATGGATGTAAACCATGTGCTCTGCCGATTGAGCTAACGGTCCTATGCGCTAACTAGCTAGATACAGACTACTAATATATTTTGCTGCTCTAGGTAGAACTAAGCAATATTGGATATTTTGTCCAAATGGAAAGCCTATTACCTCAGGATGCCTTCCATCGCTAAGAGTAATTGATTCTGCTTCGGCTTTCGCATTCTCATAATTATATGTTGAGTAAGTATGATATTTCGTCTGAAAATCTTCCTCAGTCATAATTATTCTCCGTATAATAAATGTAGGGTAGTAGTCTACACAGTAGCGTGGTAGTGGTTCCTATGCCCCAAATGGGCAACGCACGCTTTTACGTTGTTCGCTTGACCAACTGCGTTTGGAGATGTACTACTACACAAATACTAGCTTGGTTGTTACCTTCCAAGTACCCTACGGCGCCAGTATTTTTAGTTAGCGACCTGATACACCACCTGGCGACTGACAGGAAGTCGGACGCTCACTGGCAGGACCAGTACAATTACCACTAGAACCAGCACCGTTACCACCATTCGTCGGTGGCGACGGAGCAGCAAAAGTAGCACTAGTAGTAGTCACCATTAAGGTGAGTGCGAAAACAAACGCTGCAATAGTCTTACGCATTATGTTCTCCTAAAGTGGTAAGTATGTATATGCCAGTCAGCCTCCGTACACATACTCTTTACCGCTGACTTGACCACCTAATACTAGTGGTGTACTCTTAGATACCTGGAGGCGCTACCTTTGTGACCTCATTAACGAGCTTATCGTTATAGGTCTTAACGGATACAGTAACGTCTACCTCTGCACCCTTAAGCTCAAGCATCTCTTCGTCTGTGTCCACTTCACCACTGAACTTCTCAGGGTCAGTACCAGCAATAACCATGAACTGCTTAAGTGCCCACAGCGACTTAGGGCTAAGGCTGTAGTTACGGTACACTGAGCGCCCATTAACGTCGGAGGTATCATCGCTGACCGTGAACTTTACCTTGTAGTAGTCGTACTTTCCCGCTTCCTTTGCAGTCTCACGGCTGATATCAGCAATGATGCAGGGGTACGTATCTTCGGGAAGAGCTTCAAGCTCTTGCACACCACTAAAGTCAATAATTGGCACGGAAGTTTCCTCTTTCTTGCCCGATTAACGGGAGGAGGCTTGTACCTACATTTGTAGGTTTATGCCTACATTTGTAGGTTTATGCTGAATAAACACTACCTACTAAGCGGACCGTTCGCGTCTTAAACTATGTGACTTAGTAGGTAGTGTTTAGATGTTGGGGGTGTGGACTGGATTAACTTGTTCTGTTTATGGGCGGTGCTCTACTCCTGTACCAGAATGTATGTAGGTTAGTATGAGTACGTGTACTAGATACGCACTCGCTCTTTCTCACGCTCAGTCTCGTTGGGTTTACCGTACTTGTTGGCAGGGAACTTCTTTCCTTTTGCTTCTGTCTCGATAATATCACCAAGTATGTTATCTTCCTGACGAATCCATAATTCAAGCGGTATTTCCGCAACAGCTTCACTAGGTGATACACGGAACTTGGCATCGGTTTTGCTACTAACAGTGAAGCTAAGTCTGCGTATAGTCGGGTACCCATCAACGGCTTGTAAATAACCGACATAGGTTACAATCCCTGGAAACTGCCGTGCGAGTGATGGAGTGAATCCTACTCCACGCTTTGTGACTACTCCACCTTCACTCATTTCTGGACTATCCCATGCAATAAGAAATACATGCACCCCCTGTGTACGTGCTACTTCTCGTAAGTCCCTAGTAAGTTTTAGCATTCTAGCTGTAGCTTCGCCGTAATGCTGAATTTGTACTGCGCTACCTACTGGGACAATATCATTTAAGCATAGAGACTGTATCTCCGATAAATTATCGAAACATATAGTCTTGAAGGGGTACTTACCTGCTTTTCCTTTCAAGTCACGAGTTATATTAGCTATCTCTCTCCATGTAGTAACCTCGGCGATATGAATTCCTGGAATATGTGTAATAGACTTACCTCCACCCTCAGCATCAACGTACAATAGCGGTCCGTGACTATGAGCTACCTTACCAATAGTTGCTGTTTTACCTACTCCCCCTCCCCCATACAAAGCCATGAACGTACCCATACTAGTACTAATATTAGCAATGGGACGAATAGGTACTCCACCGAATGTCTCTGGAATATCGTAAGAAGCCGTATCGTCAACTACACTCTGTACCACTAATTACCTCCAGTTGTTAGTAGCAAGATTAGTCCCGCTAGTGTTGCCGCAATTACTAGGATATACATACACATAGCAGCCATCCATTTATCCACTATACTTCACCGTCTTCTTCTCGGCCTTAATTGCTAAGTCTTCAAGGCTAGCACTGATACCATTAGCAATGAACTCACGAATAGCCTTACGAGTAGCCATTTCAATCTCACGCTTCAATAGTTCAAGTGCTCGACTAGCCAATGCTTCTTGTGCCACCTCAACAGGAATGCTCGTCGTTACATCAATCTGTACAGTGCGCTTCATAGTACGTACCTCATTTGCGTGCGGAATGTGTAACTCTTGGTTAGAGACTATAATAACATCGTTAGGTATCGAACCATTATCTACTATTACTATAGGTAGCCCCCATATTTTATCCATAATTACTGTCCACTTGGATGTATACAAATTGTACGATAACCAGTCAAAGAGTATGCCTCTTGTCTAGACCATACTGGAATGTCAATCCATCCAGACGATCCTAGATGACCCCTATCTGCTACTCTATATGTCCCTAGCCCTTCTATCCATACATATGAATCAATAGGGATATTCCACGAGGCAGCTACAATAGGTTCATCCGTCATGATGTGTGTACCGTCATAAGTATATGAGCTAAACTCCGTCCTGACATATCCAGTTACTCTTGCTTCTTGACACCAAAGCATAGCTGTGCCGATAATTAAAGCAATCAATACCTAACCTTCCTCCGCGCAATTAGTAGAGTTAGAGATGTGGGCAGAAACTAAGTAATACTGATGGGCACGATACTACTTAACTTCCTACTAACCTCACGATTAGTAGCATCTCTAACTCGGTGCCCACACAGGGACTCGAACCCTGATGCCATTACTGGCGACTGATTTTAAATCAGTTGCGTCTGCCAATTCCGCCATGCGGGCATGAGTAGAAAGATGCTGCATAGGATAATTAGCTAGTCCGAATAGCTAACTACTCACCACTAATCCTCACGGTATTAGTCATCTTTCTACTCGGTAGGGCGGGTGCGACTTGAACGCACTATCTGGCGCTTATAAGACGCCTGCATATACCAGTTATGCTTCCGCCCCGTTTATAAGACAATCACCGTCAAACCGTTCGGTCCACGCCCATAGTGTTTACTCTTCTATCTTCTGTGCAGCTTCTAACTTCTCTATTCGCTTTAGTAGGTTATTTAGTCTATATTCTACTGTCCATGCATTATGACTACTTCCCTCTGTTAGTTCTCCTACTTTGTACCACAAGTAGAGTGATATACAGATAGACACAGCACATAGTATGTATATTATACTAAGTTCAATCAGCATAATTCTTCCACATCTTTGATGGTTCAGCTTTAGTATCACCTTGATACTTACTGTGCAATGCTGGTGCACCATAGGGTATGCCTACTGGAGATACTGTAGTCTCATATACTACTTGTGCGATCGGCATACCATAGAATAACACAATAGGAAACTGCTCCGAGTTGTATAGTTCTAATGTTAGCTTACCTTCCCATCCTGTGTCTACTCTACCTGCATTGACAACACAAAGACCTGTCCTACCTACTCCTGACCTACCTTCAATCTTCGCAGTAAGAGAGAAGATTCCAGCATAATTATAATAAACTTGTGGTACTTTAATAGTTTCTAGAGTTACCCCTAAACAAAATCGTCTTGATGGAATTATTAAGTCACTTTTAGTTAGATCATGTTCTGTGTAATCAATCCCGTCAAGATGTGCCTTTCGCATATCATACACATAATCGACAGGGATGTTTGAGTACTTAACCGATTGTCCTAAATGCACATCAATACTATTAGGCTGTACATTAGTAGGTATGAAAGGTTCAGTTAATCTTCCACCAAGTTGTAGTAAATCAAAATCACTCAGAACAGGCATTAGTTATTTACCACCGTAAGAATAGGGCGTGTGTTTGGCCGCTGTACGTAGTTAAGTTGAATCAAGTGCTCAAAGTCTTCGCCGCGTGATTGTGACTGGCACAGGCTATCGAATGAACAACGACGACATCCATCCCACGGCCTATGAGGATAAATCACAGGATTGTTAGCCATTTCATTAACAATAGCCGCTAGGTCTACTGCCCATAAATCAAGTTGCTCAGTTGTAAACTGCACCATTGTACGGATAAACAAGTCTTCCAATCGTGTTGCTTTACCTGTCTTTCCTGGTGCCTTTTGCTTACGTAGTCCATCATAGGCTACACCAGCTACAGGTGTCATACCTAACTCACGCACGATCCATGTATACCCTACAAACTGAAAGTTAGTCTGTAAACTTTCCTCAGTAGGGGCATAGCGTGGATCAAATGTCTTACGCTCTAGCACAACATACGTACCACGCTTACTCTTTAGCAAGCCATCAAGAATAGCACGGATTTGATGCTTTTCTACACCAGTACCATGACACTTAGGACAATCACTATTAGCAGAGAATTTAATTTCTGCATCATTTGAGTAAATAACTGTTATGCTTTCATTCTTATATGCTGAATCAAAGCATGACTTACATCTATGTTCAGTGCCAGGAATATCTACTATAACCTCTTGTTCAGGGAATGCATATTCAAAGTTATTAGGTAGTGGAGTCTTCCAGTGTTCTTTGTAGTTAGCTATCATATCCTTGCCTAGATCTATTGAGGCATAGAATGATGATAGTTCATCGTCACTAATACTTGTACCTACTAGTTCTAGATACTGCTTCTGAATTTCGTTTAGACGCTTTGCGCTATGCTGCATGAATAGCTTTACGGGATCAATGTCTGGTCTAAGTGTCCAATCAGCTAACGCAGCGTGGATAAGTGTGCCTAGTTCTAACTCAGGTGCTTTCATACCGCCGCGAGTAAGGTTGCGCCTATTTGAAGACTGGTAATCCCACTGTCTGCGACAGCGTAAATACGTCTGAATGTCGCTAATAGATGTAATCATGACTGGTGCGTTTCTCCCCACTATTACATAGTACCACACATATAGGAAATATTCAAGTAGGTACTTTTTTCCGTAGAAAAGTACGTATTATCTATGCCTTCCACATGTATTGTCTAGTAAGCTGCCCATACAAATAACCTTGTCCTGTGGCTCTCCTGTATCAGAGTATTCTACTCGATGTATACTCCAGTATTCAGGACAAGGCAAGCCAAAGAGAACTGCACTACCTACAACAAAGCTCCATTCATGCCGTGTTAAATGTCTCTCTATGTACTCTAGCTCTACGCCTGCAAAGTCTGCTCCTAATAAATCTTCGTTGTTGTGGGATATAGCCTTGATGGTAAAAACTCTATATCTATGTCCTCGTCTATCTGGATCATCTTCTATACCAATAACAACTCCTATTTGTTTATCATAAGCTTTTGGATGGGCGTGTTTTCTATTATCCTCAAAAGTTTTATTAATTTGTTCAATATGTAATCTTGACTCCATCTCAACACTACATTCGTTACTAATATTAATACGAACTACTGCTCCTAGCTGTAGCGGATATGGTTCCCATATTTGATCTAGTTCTTGTTCGTCAGCAATCACTGTATTTCCTTCCCACATCGTTGTAGATGCTTAACAGAAAACTCAGGTATCATATTGATAATTGTTGCTGTAGCGTTTAGCGGGGCTTCTACTTCTTGCTCACAAGTATGGCATCCTACGACAAATACTCCTTTTGTGTTATCAAATATAACTCTAATATCAGCTACCATAATGTCTTTATTCACCGTCGGCGTCCTTTTCCAGACTCATTAAGGAAATATTTACGTAGTGATTTAAACTCGAAGAATGGCCCGTACCACTTGTTATCGTTCATTAATCTACCACAGTGCTCTAAAGGTGACCAATGCTTATTATTAGCAAAGCTGAGTCCACGCTGTATATCATCTAGTAAGTCTTTAGTCTCTCCTTGACGATAGTATGTAACCCTCCCACACCTAGCAGCACTAATAAGCAAATAAGCAAAGACTGGAGTGTTAAGATTAACAAGCTCGTGTCCTGCTAACTTTAGTCCTCTTAAGTAGTTTATATGCTCATCTTGTAAATCATCATCATTAAGTAAATATGGCATGTGCCAGTATGCTAATTTAGGCTCATTTGAACTATACTCTGTATGCATTAAGTGAGCAATGTGTCCAAACTCAGGTTGTGCAGCGGGATGATTCCTTAGTTCAAAGAATGCATCCCACTCCGTACTAGTAATTACTACTTTAGTCCACATCCACGGTTCAAGCATTCGATTCACACGCTGCTTATCAGCCTTTAGTTCAAGCATACGCCTAGCGTAGTTTATCATACTATCTCTAGCACGCAACCAGAGGTAGTCAAGCGTAGCTATAGTTGAGTCACTAAGAATAGTATCCTGTTGCATACCTCCTGTGTTCTCACGCCAATCAGTAGGTACAACAGGATTATTAATCAGTCCGTCTATAAAATCTTCTTGTAGTTCCCATCCTGTAGGGTATACAGGGTTGGTTGTAACAGCAGCAATGATACGTGATGTAGGTACTGCTCTGCTACTAGCACTATTACGGGCAAGATGACGAGTAACCTCGGGCGCACTACGATGCGTATTCAATTCGGCTACAAGCCACTTAGGCATTTGTAGCTCAAATGTAGTTACACGAGTACCTACACCATTTGTAGTATCACAGACAATCTTAGCTTGATAGCCTGACAAATCTCTCATACTCATTCCTTTATAGTAATATGTCCTGCATAACTTGTTTGATGTTAGACGATCGCTTCTTACTAGACTTATGAATAGCGACATCTACACTACGGTTGACATGGACGTATGATACTAATACAGGTTCAGTATTGTGTCCGTCATCATTACGGTCACGTACAACTCTACTCAATCCCTGGTAGTTTCGTCCAGGAGGCCAATCTTCTTCATAGAAGAGAACGTGTCGATATTGATACAGATTAATTCCTTCACCAAGCGAGCTTAGAGTAGCTACAATATGCTTACCTTTCCTTTGTGCTTCGTGTGCTAACTTATGGCGCTCTTGTGGATCAATATGACCTGTTAAACAGTACACATTATCCTTACCGAACCGTTGCGCTATCAGTTTTGAGATATCTTCTGCGGTATCAATGTACCATGTAAATACCAATGTTGGCTTATCAACATCTTCAATGCGCGAAAGGGCTGCTTCTTGTTTATCCTTAAAGTTTGTGAACAAGCGTAGTAACCGCAGTACCTGCAAGTAACTAGAAAGTATGAGCGTTTCATCCTCATTGAATTGTACTCGGTACTTCTTTCGTAGTTCGTCATACTTCTCTTGTATAGGTTTAGGAAAGTCTACAATAATTTCTGTTTCAATTGTATCAGGTAACTGCCGTCCTACATCCTTATATGAACGACCTAGCATTAGAACTGAAAGCATAGCTTCTAGTTCTTTTTTAGTTTGACGCTTTAATCCAAGTACTTTGGGTCCATAGGCTGTTTCATCAACAAGCATGAAATAGTCCACGAAATCTCTGTAAGAAGTAAAGATTTGCGGTTGGACAATATGAAGCTGCATCCAAATGTCATCAGTATCTTTCCACATGGGAGTTGCTGATAACATATAAACCCGTCTATCCATATTAGCCGCGTACTTTGCTGCTCCCTTAGACTGTAACGCGGTTCGATTGCGTAGATGATGGCATTCATCAAATATAACCGTCTTACATTCTGGTATAGTAAACCAACCACGGAACATTTGGTGGTTTACTACATACCAATCGGCACGCTTATTTAACATCTTCTGGCGCTCAAAACGATGCATAGTAGCACCAGTAGCCATAATCACACGCTTGTTAGGATACTGCTTAACAAGGAAATTATACCATTGTTCAGTTAAGTAAGCAGGCGCACTAACTATAGCAGGGAATTCTACAGTAGCCTCAGCCGCTTGTAGTGTCTTACCCAAACCCGGCCAGTCAGTTAAGAATGCACGCTTCTTATCTATTAAGAAGTCCCGACCTATACGTTGATACTCACGTAAAGTAAGTAACTCATTGGTAGTTTCTTGTAATGGTTCAGCAGCTAGTACCATTTAAAATATACTCCATACTAGTCATCCTATGTTGCCAAAGCCTCTTTTGTGAACGCAGCTACAAAGTCTTGGAACCGCTCGTATTCTTTACGATCCCATATATCATAGAGGCTCTTAAGTATATTAGCAGGTATATTATACTTCTTTGCTAGTAGCTTCCAGTATTCCTCAGTATTGTACTCTGTTACTATAGCGTCAGAACCACACATAGGGCAAAACTTATACTCTCTATTTATTATACTTGGATTAGGGTACTTGCCAAAGGTACTACGATACATACATCTAATACTCTGGCACTGTATTGTATGCAAGTGAGGATTTTGTGTAGGTTTACTATCAATCGTCTTTTCAACAAACATATCAGGTACTCTACGCTTAAGTGTACGTGCATCAATCATTGTCATGTCGCTACAACATTGCTTCCTAAACTGGAAACATGCTTCACATACATATTGCTTACAAGATTCACACGGTAGATAACCTATAGTAATAAAGTTATAAGTACATATACTACAATTTGTTCTCTCTGGTTCAGCCTGTCCCCATTTACTCATTATGTATCTCAATAGATATATTAGCGTTGAATATTTTTGCAAACTGTCTAATTGCTACTTCGTCTAGGCAAGTACGAGTTAAGTATTTTTCTATGATATCCAGTTCTTCGTCCATTCCTGGACTATTAATAGAAGTTAAAGTATAAGTGCGATTAATTTTTACCGTTCTCGTTTTCTTGGCCTTCGGCACTCTCACTATCTCCCCATGTAATATATGCATATATTTTACGGTAGCACTCTTTACATTCAACACTTGCTTCTGTTACAGTATTAATTAAAGTGTGCTGAGTACGCCTCTCACACCTTACACAATAAGTTTTGAATAGTCGAGAAGCTATACCCATGTTCAGTGCTTAAGGCCACCTATACGAAACAAAACAACCACGGCACCATACAATATCCAATGAGTATCGTACACTACTAACTACACCAATATATTCCTTCATTCCTCTATGTTCAATACACTTATCAACTCCAAGCATATCTGTTGCTTTGATACCTAGCAGTAGACCAATATTAAATAGTTCTCTTTCATCCATGTTTGCCAATTGATCGTCAATACTAAAGCCGTTAACTTTTTCCTCATGCAGCATTTGACGTGCAATATCGTCACTAGTAGTTGTATCTTGTACTGGCGGTAGTGGACTAGGATCACCAATAAGAGGCAGGTACCGTGGCCTGTTAGGCATCTTGCGGCTACTATTCTTACGTGCCATTTCCCTCACCCATACGTTAGATACTTACGCTTAACTAGTCTAGCTATTGCATGATAAAAACGACGGTCGTCTACAAACTTATATGACATTGCATTGTGCTTACGCACGCTATCAATCAGGTCTATTACTTGTAGTTCGCTACCGCCTTTCTTTAGTGCTACTAGGACATTTACTTCCAACGCTGAGATATCCTGGTCAGTTAATATATCTGTAATTGATTTGTTTTTTACTATCTTTACAGTGGGCATCTCGCGATCTCCTGTCTATATCATAGTACCATACTTATATGAAAAAAACAAGTATGTATTATTTTTTGGAGAATAAGAACATTTGTTCGCCGTTGCACAGGGTAGTTGTAGCGCGTAGCGGCAAATCCGTTTTGTTAACATTTTCAATTTGTAAATGCATTTTGGTTTTTGTTTTCATTTTCACAATTTTACATTTTCAGTTTAAAATATTTCAGTTGGAATTTACCCATCGTACTCTTTTTACGTTGTACTTAGAATTCAAAACACCTTAGCATCCCCTCGCCGATCGAATGAGCCTATGCTCACCCTGGACCTGAGCATGGGCTAACCCATTACCTTAGCCCATGCTAACCTCCCATGCTTAGTGCTTTAGTGAGTACATACTAACTATACTAATTCATACAAACTAACTACATTAGTACACCCGAACAAATAAAATTAGGCAGTACACCATCACTCCGCTAGTGAGAGCGTACTACCCTGTAGCGCATGTAATTATTGTATGTAGCGTTAGCTAATACTAATCGCGACGCACCGTCAAGCGTACTACACTTGCAATATGCGAGTGTACTACACTTGTAATCCTTGTATGTATTATCAAGACTATAGCGGTACGTATTCATTAGCATATCTGTTATGTATTCAATCAAAGCGTTGCACTACTACATTAATGACACTATACCAGAAACACACGGGCTAATGCAACCCATGCGAGTATGCTAATGCAAGCTATAAGCACGTACTAATGCAAGTAGTTAGCGTAGGCTAACAAGAGCGTAGGAGGGTATTTGACTCATGTATAGTAAATATCCCCAGTAGGCCAGGTATTTGACTCTTGTACAGTAAATATCCCTCCAACCGCCGTTCGGACTCTCCTGCTATTCTAGTTAGCTGCGCGCGTGCGCGCGAATACCATACTCATAATGGGCTTGTCAAGTGAAACACTTGTTCTAGTTCCAGACGGATCATACTACGATCAAACGAGTTTCTAAAATTGGTCCGAAATCCGCTGAAAACCTATTGACACAGCCTATAGGGTGTGGTACATTAAGAGTGTAAGGAATGGCGCGGCGCTCACAGAAGCGCGGTCACAAGGAATAGGAACGATGGCTACCAGTGCTAAGGATGTCGAACAGACACAGAACGCAAACGGCGCCGATAACGACGACGACGAAAAGGATAAGGACGAACGAGCGGCGCTTACCGAGTTGGCACCAGGAACGCGCGTTAGTGTTATGGTGACGATGCCTGTTGAGTTGAAGATTAAGCTTCTCGATGAGGCAGCTAAGAGTGGCGAGAATATGACCCTTGCGCGTTTCGTCCGCGAGACGCTTGCAGATACGTTCGATGTTGAGTTGCCTAATGTTATCCGTCAGCGTGCTAAGAAATACGCCACTGACGAGGAACGGCAGGCCGCACAAAAGGCCGCTAGCAAGAAGCGTAACGAGTTGATTAAGTCTCTTCTTAAGGCTTACAATGAGGGTAACATCGACCTTGCATCCCTGGTCGATGATGAGGATGACGACGACGAGTAATGTAACCTAGAGAACAGACACAGCGCGTAAAACGTGCTATAGTGAGAGTGTAGGAAGCAACGGCAGTCTACACTCTCACTAATCAACACACAAGGCTAACTAAGCTAATCACTGCTAACTATAGCTATGCTACTTAGTACATACACAAGGCTATTAAGCCTGCTAACGCAGTGCTAACGCTACTAGCTATCAATAGTAACCCTGCACGCATAAGATGCCGACGGTTCATGACCGATGCAGGGTACCGTATTCCGTAACAGGAGGATAGACAATGCGTGTCAACGCATTAGGTAAACCTTAGCCGTAAGGCTTATACAGTAGTAGATGAGTCGGGCGATTTATAGAACCGTTAGCCTACTACTGGACACAAATAAACATATATCTTAGGGAAACCATACACTCATGGCACAAAAGACATAACAATGGGACGCCACATATATCTCGCGAAACTAGGACGCGACGAGTATGTAGTAAATGGATTGTACTAGTATGCTAGCTACTGGTACATGAGGCGTCTAATTTATCTGAGGATAAAATGAAGCATAACCTAAGTATGTATCTTCCACGATCTAACGGTACAAAGCAGACATTTTGTGAGAATAATGCACGAACTAGACGACCGTGCAGTAACTACATTACATTTAATGAGGAAGGAGTGTTAATTAGTGGACTAGTAGTGTACCACGATACAAACCAGCCTAGACATCTTTGCTCTTGGAAGTGTGCGGAGAGTTATGCTAAGAAACGTACTAAGATGGGCTAACTCTACAGTAAAGGCTAACGCGCATAAGGTAGAGTTTACGTTAGCTGCCATAAGGCAAGAGAGAGTGTGTACTAGGTTCACCGCCTAGCTTGCCTACCGAACTAAATCTAGTATAGAGACTAGGAGGTTATTCGGTGGCACAGTCTCAGGTTAAGTATATCAAACAATATCCGCTGTGCGATGGTCGATGTCAGTATGCTACTAACGATGTATGTCAGTGTCAGTGTAAAGGTAGGTACCACGGATATATTTATCTAGGCCATAGGAAGAATATTCGTAAGTTCGATCAAGTGTGCTCTAGGGAACAGACAGCAAACGGCATATATGGTACAGTAAGAGTACAGGAGGTATCATACAGTGGCTACCAGGACTAAGATAAAATCAAGCGTTACACAGTACATGCTAACGGAGTATGAACGGCTTGCGATTCTCGGAGCACTAGATAATCAAAAGCGTATCAAGGGAGCAGAAAAGAAGCTAACTAGCCAAAAGGAAAAGGATATCACTAAGCGTGCCAAGATCGAGCGTAGCTATGATGTAGTATTGCGAGCGATTGATAGCGCGATAAATAAGCTAGAAGTAGTTAGCTAACCAATGTAGGATACTGTATACCGTAAGGATACAGCACATAAAGCAGCGGTACTCCTAGTGACCAATACCCTACACTAAACTAGAGTGGAGATAATGTACACTAAGACTCGCGGTGTAGCTCTACCACATAAATTCATGCGTACATATTGTGATTACTGCCAAAACCCTGTCGGCACACATGCAGTAGAAGTACAAACTATTGTAATGATGCAGATTAGTGCAAACTATTATCACTTTACATGCTACAATGAGGTAAGGAAGAATGGCAGATAGTAAGCTAAACCGTGTGCGCGCTGTAGCTGAAAGGCTACAGGCGCACAAGGTAAGCGAGACAGAATACCGAGTATACAATGTAGCTAAGGGTAGTAGCTATAGTGTGCTATTAGCTAAGAATGGTGTATGGTACTGTACCTGTCCCTGGGCAGTAAAGAAGAGTAGTGCTAACCCTGATATTTGTAAGCACTTACAGCGAGTGCAAGACAAGGAAAACGGCTGTGCTTACTGTGGAAGGAATGACGAGTATGCCGATCTAAAGCGACTGAATATAGCAAGCGACCTACTGTGCAAAGCGTGTAGAATCGGAGAGTAATAGTGGCAAGTAAAAGTAACGCTAACCGTCAGAAGTTACAAGCCGTTGACCGACACTGGACGTACAAGTTAGATACATATGATCTGCATGAAGAAAAGGAATATGGTATCTTTAATGCGGAGGGTGTACTAGTAACTACTGTATTAGAAGAAAAAGAAGCTATCCTGATTACTAATGCAGTAAATGAGTATATTGATACTCAACGTACATTCGGCGTACCTAACAGTGGCATACCACGGCAGGGTACTCTAGTACGTGCCATTATGGATAGTGTACGGAAAAGCAGGCAACGCTTTGATGACCGAGCATTGGAAGGAGTTAGTATATATGGTAACTACGATTCCTGTATAGTTCATGCAAAGGGAGAGTGTCCACCATTCGATCCGTATGATATAGGAATGAAGAAGATTAATTGTGAATACCTCGCACACTCCTTTATTCTAAGTTTACCAAACAATATTCGATATGTTTGCAAACTAGAACCAGTCAAAAACTTGGAAGAATAAATATAAATCAGAATTCCAAAATGTTAATAATTCCAATTTGTAAACCCATTTTGAATTTCAATTTGGTTTTACAAATTTTGAATTTCTAGTTTAAAATATTTCGACTGAATTTTACCCATCGTACCTTTTTTGAGTTGGACCCTAAAAAATAGGTTAGCCTACGCTAACGGCGTGTATGAGCATAAGCTAATTTGAGATGAAAGTATAGGCTAATGAAAAAGGTTAGTACGTACTAAGGATAAGCCTTAGCATGTGCTAGCCTTTTTTGTTAGCCCATACTAACAGAACATTTGTTCTACCGCGGGAGGAATTGTCTAGTTATTAGATCGGCAAACTCGACAATTTTAGTAAAATAATAAAACTAACGTATAGTAAATATCCCCCAGCATTTTAGTAAAATAATAAAACTAACGTATAGTAAATATCCCCAAACATATGTTCTAGTCTAAAAGTTAGATATGAGAGTGCAAATTTGCTACACTTGCCGCGGAGCACATATGTTCTACAAAAAGGTTTTATCTCAAATTTCGGCATAAAACGTTTTATCTCAAAATTAGCATTATTGCGATCTCATATCGCAAGTTTGCGATTTGCACAGGGTAGCTCGCGCAGCCGAGATTCCGTGATACATATTTGCTAATGTAAAGGAATAATAAAACTAGCGTATAGTAAATACCCTTAGAATAAAACTACTGTAGAGTAAATATCCCTAGCTATCGGTCGCCGTAGAACAAATGTTCTAGTTATTCGAGGTAAAACGTTTTATTAGTTATTTCTTTACATTTTAGCTCAAAACTCCGATCTAGTGTACTAAACTTGTTTAGCTCAAATTGTACACCCTGAAAATGGCGTTTGTAGGCCCGTACAGCGACAATACGTGTCAAACCATGCGGAGACACTACCCTAATTGAGATAAACGATATCCCTAAATAGCCAAAATGACACGATGTAAAGTGTATTTGCCTGACAGTATTGTCATGTAGTGTTTATTGATACGCTGTATCATTAGCTCGCCGTTCGACTGCACAAAGCGTAGGGTTATGAGCATACTTGAATTATAGGATACATAGTGCGCTCGTTATGAGGCTTTTGGGCGCACATATCTATTGTAGGCCGACCAGGAAAGGAGCATACTGTGACTTGAAGCACGGGCGGGCACATTTACAAGTTGAGAGTGGCGACAGTAGTCTACCGACACACGTTGGTCCGTTAGCGTACAACGGTCTGGTAGGACGGAAACGCCACTAGTAAGAACGGCGGAGTAATCTCCACTCTCAACGCATAAAACTGGTGACACGGTTGCAAGCCCCACCAGGGGGCGAGCGTAAAACATCCGTGCAGCGCGGGCGTCTAGCCTTACACCCTACGTTCACAGAACGAACGACAGTAGACTCGGAACACTGCTAGCGGCCATCGGTACGGCGGAAGTGAACGCCTCGAATTGGTGACAGTGTAGGCAGTTACGTAGGGATGAATCGGGTAAGTGACGGTAGCGTACATAGTCAGCAATACGTCTCATTAGCTCTTTACTCTCTTATGCGTGGCCGTTATGAGCGGCACGCTATGGTACTACGTCTGACCTAGCCCACTAGTGAAAGCTAGTGGGTTAGTGCGGCACGTATGCCGACCAGGAGTGACGATCATGGAAGTTGTGTTGGGTTACTTGGTTCTGCCCGCGATTGTCTTTATGGCAATCGCTTTGCTTTACGCTACAGACCCTAGTGACATAAACGTTTACGTAGCGTTCTATCAGTGGATCGCAAAGCGATACGGTAAGGCTTGACGGTCCGCCATAGCCCACTAGGGTACGAAAGTACGCTAGTGGGCCATAGCGGCCTGTACGAGCCAGGAAACGCGATTGTGAGGGTATAGCGATGGTGCAGGGTAAGTGCAGTACAACGTGTAGGCAACCGTGCAACATAGCCCATGATCGGATTGCACTTGAAAAGAAGTGCATTCGGTACGCGATCCGTCAGCTAAAGTACGCTGGCTGGATCGTGACACACGTACACGATGGGGAAGAACGGTATCAAGTATTGACGGAAAAGGAAACGCTAGACGTTATCTTTTCCGTTGATGAGTCTACCGTTAGCGTTAGCAATGGCGACAGAAAATCATGGTTTTTTGTCGTGTTGGGTAACGGTATTGATTGCATCGCCGATTATGGCACTACCCTAGACGATACGGTCATGGATCGTATCTATAAGTACTTCGAGACGTTGGAGTAACGACCATGAGGGAATACGTTGTACGGCACCTGACAGATAGTGATGTTTGGAGTAGCATCACTATTCCAGCGTTTAGCACGCACGCCGTTGTGGTGACTAGTGACGGTTCAGTGGCAGATATCAGTATCGAATCAGCTAACGAGTTGATTCGATATTGTGGTATGCGTCGAATGTACACCGTGGAGGAAGTACAGGAAGGGGTGACGTATGCGCGCGCATGATGGGGATATGTTCGACGACGAGATGCCGTGCAGTATTTGCGGTCACATGACTGTAAGCATGCAGCCATACGCCGCCGATGTTTGCGCCGATTGTTCGGAGATGCTGGCGGTGTTTACGTTCGGAATGGACGTAGACGATAGAGGCGAGGTTAGATTGTAGTGAACGCTGAGGATCGGCGCTTGATTGCGTTAGCGTTATTCGTGATGTATGACGCAGTAGCCGCGTTGGCTATTGCAGCGATGGTCGTTAGTCGCTGAGGGATTAGGAATGGCACGTAAGGCTCGCGGTGATAGGTTTCGTGCATACGTGGACAATGAGATTGTCTACTGGACCGACTCGGTAAAGGGTATGCGCGACCAGTGCGTCAGGTTGTTAGAGTATAAGTACCGAAACGATACGATTATCGTTTCGGATACGCTTGACAATAGTTTCGTCAAGCGCGTTAGTGCAGATAGTCCATGGAATTGGGGTATTTGGTCATGTTCTGTGCATATCGACTAGACGTGACAGTTTCGGAGGATACGGCGGCGGACGATATCTGCCGTGTATTGAACGTTCAAAGTAACATCTATAGTAGCAACGTGATGCATGGAGGATTGCGTTGCACTTGGATGTCGGCCCGCGTGAATAGTGAGAGAGTGCACGATAACGTTACGGCGTTGATTGTGCGGCATATCAGAGCGGTCATGGTATACAACCGTTCCGAGTTCGGATTGGAGTAGTAATGCCGAAACAGTACATGCGTCGAATGGCGCATGTATTGTCGTCGTAAGTTGGTCACTTACGGCCTGATGATGGCAAACCATGTACGTGCAAGTGTGAGCGGTAGGCGTGCACGGATTGTATCTTTAGCTCTTTGCACAGGGTACAGAGTGGCCGCGAGCGGTCGAACCGTGCATGTTTGAAGCATTGTCAGAACGAAACAAACGTGACCAGGAGTGTGTAATGGCTTACGGTAAGTGGCAGCCTAAGAAGTACGGTAGTACGGGGCGCGGACATGGGCAGTATGGTGCGCCCGCCGTTCGGAATGAGGTTAGTACGCCGATTGAGCATAAGCCTAGCGTATATCAGCAGGCGATTCTAGATTGGTTCAAGACGGAAACGAGTAACGGTATTATCCAGGCGGTTGCTGGTAGTGGTAAGACTAGTACGCTAGTCATGCTGGCGCGGGAGATGGCAAAGAGTGGGAAGAGTGGCGTATTCCTGGCGTTCAATAAGGCCATCGCTGAAGAGCTAAAGCGTAAACTACCCGCGAACGTAGTAGCTAGTACGTTCCATGCACTAGGTCGTGCAGCGATTGTGCCAGTGATTGAGAGTAGAACGGGGCGTAAGTTTGGCCCAAAGGATACCGACGCCTATAAAGTGGACGGTATCTTTGATGAGTTGTACGGTAAGGATGAGGCGCTTAGTGGGGCCAAGAGTGCCGTCAAGAAACTTGTTAGCCTCATGAAAGCTAACGTAATGATGCCCGACCAGTCGGCGGAGGAATTGCGCGCTTTGATGGCACATTACGACATAGAATCGGATGACGATTCTATTAGTGATGAGGCCGTGATTATGTGCGCTCGGGCGGTGCTGACACGGAATAACGATATTGTTGGGTGCGGGGGTATGATTGATTTTGACGATATGCTGTACTTTGTGCCACTCTTGGGTGCAAGGGTAGGCAATAAGTACGGAAGTCCGTGGCAGTACGTCATGGTGGACGAAAGCCAGGATACTAACGCCGTGCAGCGTGACATACTGCAAAGATTGCTGCAAAGCGGTCCGCGAGGGAATGCACGGTTGATTGCAGTAGGCGACGAGTACCAAGCTATATATGGCTTTAGGGGTGCCGATGCTGATAGCATGGCGCTCATAAGGGATACGTTTGGTTGCGTGGAGCTACCGCTCAGTATTTCGTATAGGTGTGCGGCAAGTGTGGTACGTGAGGCACAACAATACGTGCCGCATATTGAAGCACGGGAAGGGGCAAGTGTAGGGATTGTGCGAGGGGTGTCGGAATGGAGTGTGGAAGATTGGAGGTGGAGTGAGGGTAAGGATGATCTAGTGGTGTGCAGGAATAATGCACCGTTGCTAGGCGTGGCGTATAAGTGCCTGAAGGCTAGGGTACCTGTCAAGGTGATGGGACGGGACATTGGTGCAGGGTTGAAGGCACTTATTCGGCGGGTTGCAGGGAGTAAGTGTAAGGGATTGAGTGAGTTTCAGAGTAGGTTGCGGGAGTGGGGCGCGGCGGAAGTAAGTAGGTGTGTTGAGCGGAAACAGGAGGGTAAGGCGGCGGCAGTGGCAGACAAGGTTGATTGCCTGTTGCTGCTTAGTGATTCGTTGATTGATGACGGTAAGCAGGACATTACTTACCTAAACGACACGATTGATACCATGTTTCCGAAGAGTGCAGGGGAGGATGGTATCAAGGGTAAGTATGTAGTGTGCGCTAGTGTGCACAAGAGTAAGGGGCTGGAAGCACGGCGAGTGTTTGTCTTGGATCGTGGGCTCATGCCGAGTAGGTGGGCAAAGCAGGAATGGGAGTTAGTACAGGAAAAGAACTTACAGTATGTTAGCGTGACACGCGCTAAGGAAGAACTAGTGTATGTGGATAGTATGAGCGTGGAGTGAGTGCGTGGAATGAGGGGTGTATAACCCCTCATTTCCTCATAACATTTACACATAATAGATACCACTTACCTACGATCCCTTTTAGTATATCTATACTTATGTATAGATATATGTATAGTTAATTTTGGTCAATGGGTTGGTAAGTAGTATCTATTATGTGCATATACTAGGGATGTACTTAGGAATACGGGTAGGTTCCTACTGTATTCCTACAAGGGAGGGTGTATGTATGTTGCGATATACGACCACGGTACGCTAACAATGAGGAAACAATCCACCATGCGGTGTCAGGAGGATTACGTCCGTATGGTGAAGGTTTGCCTAGAGGATGCACGGTACACTGTCACAACGGTTGTACCACGGTACACCATGTTTGTTTGTGATAATGCGGAGCATGTCGCACGCAATAAGCGCAATGGTGTACCGTGTGTTGCGATTAGTTACCAAGCGACAATGCCAGAGATACCGCACGGATGGCCGTTAGCGTAGCGCAACAAAAGACCCAATGAATCAATTACGGTTCATTGGGTCTTCTCTTTTGATTATGTATTGATACAGTGTATCAATGCACAAATGCTCAGTTGCAATGCGTGCAACGATTGAGCGCATTTGTGCATTGATACACTGTATCAATAAATTATCACCCCCGTAGTGGATAATCGCAAATTTTACAATTTTTCTCGTGGGGGTTCCCAACCATACACAAGTTGTATAGTATATCTCAAATCATACTAGATGTATAGTATATCTCAAATCATACTAGTACTCACAAAAGTTCATTCAAATCAATTCGATAAATACTAATTATATGCGTACCTTCCTCGGGGTACGGCGCATCAGCTCGACTACCCACAGCAGCAAGTATAATTAAGCCGTCAGGACTGAAACCCATTACTGCTGGGTGCGCTCGTCCATAAGGACGGATGAACTCATCATATACTCCCTGTCCCTCATTCATTCCACTATCATCAATATTTGCTCCAGGCCCACCCCCGCCGATCACAGGTACATACTTATTAAACTTAGTGAGTTGATCCTTCACTAAGCCGTCAGTAGTCATGTACCACAACTCGTTCCACTTCTCCTGACCGCCCCAATCCTGATTGTAATCTATCGCGAAGGGTGTAGTCTTGCTGCTCATGTAAAGTATCTTGTGTCCTGCCGCGCCAGCGAATCCCCCACCTGGTACTGAAATCGGACATATTGCACTACCTTCCTCCCATGTACCCGCACCCCATAGCGGCATTAAGTTAGCTATACCCGCACTACCCACGCCACCTGCTGCTAAGTGCGCGCTAATGTCCAACAGGTATAAATCCATATTGTACTCATGCTGACCATCATGATTGCTTGCCATAACAACTACATCAGTATTAGGTATGTACCCTGCTGTACTAACTACATAGTTCCCTACGCCAGTAGTTGCTACATCAGGATCATACACTGTAGCCTGTGTTCCTAAGCTCGGCCGCCCCCTACTAACACTAAAGTTAGCCTCTATTAATCGCCACTTACCCCAATCACTCGCCGTACTAACTCCGCCGCCACTAGCGTACCTATGCGTCCATAATAGCTTAGTACCATCAGTATTGAATCTCGGAAACACTGAACCTGTAGTTACAATGCCATCCTCTAGCGTCATCTTAATAGGGTAATTTGTAAGCTTATACACTCTACCAGTACTTACGTTCATTGCCCATACGTCATGGAACAAACCCACGCCTGGGTCGCCGACACTTGGTATGTGGTCAAAGTAATGCTCAGGAGCTTCACTAGTAAATACTATAATAGGTACAGCAGGCCACAGCGGGTGAAAAGCAGGGTTGCCGTTATTCAGTTGTGGTACACCTGCCTTACCCTTAGTTAACTCAATGTACCTCCCTGGCCTATCAAGGAAAGCCAGCCTAATATCATACATCGAATCCGTACCTATGTAGTCATACGCTGCATAAGTACTATCGGGTGCAATCTGGCACCGTGCACCATTCGCCGTCCATAGGCTTACATTCCGAACTTTACTACTAAAGTATGCCATTAGTTTACTACTCCCAAGTATGCCATGTTAGGTACTCCTCGCCCATTCTTGTAATTCCTCCATCTCTAAAGAGGAATTATGCAACACGACCTGTTGCAGTATATCCTTATAGCTTTCGCTTACTCTAACTGTTTCCCTTCCAATCAAGTGAACAAATGCTGTATCATCACTAGCAGGCGAGAATCCAGTAATACTACGCCCAAAGAATAGCCTATTAACTCCACTATGGTACTCTTTCAATCTAATACAGTACAAGTGTCCATCATAATCTTTAAAGTACTTTATGTATTCCATTGCGCCTCTGTGCCCTCACTCGCCCCTCGCCGTTCACGTGCAGGCTATCAGTATACGTATGTCCGTGCTGTTCTATATTCATTAATCCCTAATCGCTATCTCGATATATAAGCGCGGCCCCGCGTCAAACCCTCATGTACAAGTTAAGTTTTACGATTCCTACCATTTACGGGCTACGCCCTACACCCGGACCCTGTGCAAAGGCAATTATAAGATAAAAGATATTATTAAGGGACTATAAATCTTTCAGCTGTCTATAGACTCTCTACTTACCACAGCTTTCGACTTAAACAGTGAGAACTACAAAAACTGTGTGTTCAGTTACGTGTACTCGCACTTATTTATATATCAAAATACTTAAGAATCCCTAGTTCACTCATGACCTCTTTATATGAGTTTTCCATTGTTATACTTTCTCCAGTAAGGAACGATACAACGGCGAGTGCAGTATCGTCGTCAAGGTCACTTGGACTTATTGACATAATTGAATGCCCAAAGAATACAGTAGGTATATCGGAATCAAGAGGCGTTAATCGTAGGTACAATATATCGCCGTCCATAGTTTTTAGCACTTTAGCGGTGCCTTGATTGCTCATTCCTTCACCCATATCTTATGCTTATTCATGCGCTCGGTCTAAGTACTGATGCATACTCATGCACCACTTACAAAAGTGTCCCTTACAGTGCCTACACATTGTTTGTGTGAAAGTCATATGCATCCCGCACCTAATGCAGTCTTTCTCCCATCTATGCTTATTTACTATTTTAAGTCCATCATACACATTAAACGTATCCATGTTCTCTCCTATTCTGGCTCAGCGTCGCAGTAACAGCACTGTCGATGTATTAGCTTGCCATCGTCGTCTCTCATAATTGCGTAGTAACATTCACAGTGAAATGCGCCATTACTAGGGCAATTTACTTTAAAATTAAAAAAGTCTTTTACTTTAGCGTCCATTTTTAGTTATTACCTTCCTGCGTGTATCTCTGAATATAAGCGCCGCCCCTAGATCAGCCCATTTGTGTACAAGTTAAATATTCAAAACACCTGTAGTTTACGGGCGTAGCCCAGACCCAGCCCCTGTGCTACTCGCAATTTTAAGATAAAAGATATTATTAAGAAGATTGTTGTCTATACCAAGACATGAATTTATCGTAGCAATCATCACAAATTGCAGCGGCATCTTCTTTGTTGAATGGCCTCTGAAAATTATTTTCATATTCCTGTATGACTTCTTCTTCTGACCTCTCTGCTATGCTTTCTTCTCCACAAGAGTCACAAATGAAAGTCTTTGGTTCTATATTCATTAATAATATCCTTTCAGTCCAACAGGTATAACAAATCGTTATACCTTATATAAGAAAAAGTAATACCTTTTTGTAACGAAATTGCAATCTCTGTTTTATTGACATTGCCGCTTTTCTGTGGTATGCTTACTGTGTGGGGGTGGTATGGCAAAAGTAATTATCACCGTTAAACTAAGTGAGGAACAACGAGATCATGCAGATAAATTTGCACAAAGAGGGGATAAGTCTCTAACGTGCGTTATTCGTGAAGCATTAGCGCAATATACGGGGTATGACTTGGAAGAAGAAAAGCGTAACCAAGTAGAGCGTCGAGGCCGTCCGCGTAAGTATAGTACACCAGAAGAGGCAAAAGAAGCTGCACGCCAGCGCGCACGCGATAGGTATGATATTCAGCGTAGGTTGCTTGACGACCATAGGGCACAGCAGCGACAGCGTGACGCGCAGCGTATTGCAGAATCACTCATTAGAAGGGGTGTTAGTCTCAAATAACGCTTCAAATGAGTTTGGTTCATAGCTAACTTCGTCGTCTATGAATCCAGTAGTATAGCCTTTAACATAGGCTTCTACAAAGACTCTAGACCGTTTCCTTCCTCCTGCAAGGGCCGATGTGCTAAAAGCCATCGGCCTTTTTTCTATGTAGTCTTCTTTACCTAATTCAAAGCATTGTGATACTGTAAGTCCGTCAGTATCTACATATGCTGCTGAACCATAACCTGAGTCTGTCTCTTCTTCTTGATATACTAGAATAGTATTCAAGCCAATGGCTTCTACTAATCCACTAGCTGATGGCTTAGTACCATGCATTAATCCAAATTGCTCGGCAAGTCTATGTAGCCCCTCAAAAGCGTTATCGGATACAAAAAATGGTCGAGAACGTTTTGGGTATTTTGGAGTGGCGCGTGCTAATCCCTGTGCTTGTCTCCACACTTGATATTCTTCCATTTTAACCTTCTGCTACTTTCTTTGGTATTTTTCTTAAGTAGATTATGTACGGATTTTCTAGTAGAGAAGAGTCTGTAATAGATTTTGGGCTACTCTTGTTACTTCTTACTACTGGCGAGCCTGCTGGTGCAGACCAGATTGGTACTTGTACTGGATGTATAAAACCAGCTCCTAAAGCTTCTAAAGCTAATCCACAAATAGCTACGGCACTTCGATTCGGTTGCCCTCCACGTACTAGTCTACGCAATAAATGTATTTTTAGCCTTAAAGCTGTTTCTACATAATTATATATTGCTTCGTCAGTTAATGTTAGACAACGTGGTAGCTTAGGAGATAGTCCGTGTGCCCACTGTGGCCGTCGATGTTCCTTTAGTAATTTACTATGTCGTTCTTTAATAAATTCCGATCTAGTATCAATAAATTCACTATAACTTAGTTTGTTTAGAAAATCTGATAAGCCTCTGTGGGACTTGTAATGAAACTTAGTAAATCCCTGGTCAGAGGCTAACTGTAATAACTTTTCGTATGCTGAGTCTGAAATATAATATATATCTGCCATGCGCTCTCCTGCTATAGACAGTATAGCACGATTCCCGCGAAAAAACAATACTGCATTTATTATTGGAAAAACATAAAGAAAAACATATACCGCACGCAGCCTGTACATGTGATATACTGTGTACAGGAGTCGAGAACTATGCAATGCTCTCTATGTGGTATACATACTAATGGCTTAATTAAGAAAAATGAAACTAAGTGGGTATGTACTAAGTGCTTCTTTAAGAACTAGGTTAGTATAAAAGAGATTATGATTCCAACTACACGCAGCCCACAAGAATTAATGAAGTTTGTTGTAGCCGCTGGTGGTAATTTACCGTTAGCTGCCGAACGTGCTGGTGTAGATAAAAAAGAATTAGTAGCACTAATTTGTGGTGGTGATGCTGCAAGTCTCACTGAGGGCTTACGTGCATTATTGGTACTGAGCTTGTTTGAGACTATCACGCAGACACAGTTAGCGTATCAGGCTAGTCTACCTTCGATGAGTCCTGATGCTATATCTAAGGCACTTAGCTCGTTGTTACAGACATTTGCTACATTATCCAATCAGCCAACTCCTGAGCTTAATGGTGAAGTAGCGAATGCTAATGCTACGAAGACGAAGCTAGTTACTCGACTAGAACAGTGGAAGAGAGAAAAAGAATCCGACATTATTGATGTACCTTCCACCTCAGAAGATGTTGGCTAGTTATGCGTCATGCTAATATGATAAGAGTATTTAATTTATGGATGCAACGATACATAGAAGACCCTAAGAAATTTCATGACCAGTTCCAGGCTGTAACGGAATTTCTACAAGAGTCTTCTAATGGTAAAGATTCTACATATGGCGAAAAGTGTGTAGCTTACATGGGACAACTAGAAAAAGAACTACTAAACGTTGAATAATAATGGTAATTGTAGATCACCCAACTAATATATCAGTCCACAATTTAATAAGCGAATACGGAATTGAGTACGTTTACAATGAAATACAGCAGCTACCTGATTATGAAGCAGAAAGACTGTTTTATGATTGGGACTTTTGGGCTAGAGACTCACAAAAGATGCCTGCATGGGCATGGCGTGTATGGCTACTAAAGAGTGGTCGTGGTGCAGGTAAGACAAGAACAGGTGCAGAGACTACACGTAAAAAAGCAGAAACAATAGAACGAATCCACTTAGTAGGACGTACAGCAGCAGACGTTCGAGATGTAATGATTGAGGGTGAGAGTGGTATACTTGCTATTAGCCCTCCCTGGGATCGTCCTGTTTATAGAAGTACTACTAGGAGTCTTATTTGGCCCAATGGCGCAAAGGCACTATGCTTTACTGCTGATGAGCCTAACCTACTACGTGGTCCTCAATGTGGTTTTGCTTGGGCAGATGAGATTGCAGCATGGAGATACTTAGAAGAAACTTGGAATAACTTAATGTTCGGTCTACGCTTAGGAATCAATCCTCAGTGCGTAGCGACGTCAACACCTAGACCAGTTAAAATAGTTAAAGACCTAGTAGCAAAGAATGGTGATACCGTTCATGTTACTACAGAGAGTACATTAGCTAATCGGGGTAATGTATCTGAGGCATGGATTAAAGACATTGTAGGTACGTATCAGGGTACACGTCTAGGACGACAAGAAATTGGTGGAGAAGTACTAGACGATAATCCTAACGCTTTATGGACTAGTGATATTATAGACAAAACTCGTGTCAATAAGATACCGGAACTCACAAAAATTATTGTTGCAGTAGACCCCTCAGTCTCCGATAAACCTACTGATGAAACATCAGAGTGTGGAATAGTTGTAGGTGGTATCAAAGGTCAAAAGCGTGATACTAGCTCACATGGATATTTACTAGCAGATGAGACGATTAAAGGTAATCCTGCTAAGTGGGGTGAGCAAGTAGTATCCGCTGTATATAGACACCATGCTGATGAAGTGGTTGCAGAAGCAAATAATGGTGGCGCTATGGTGAAGTATGTAATTCAGTCCCTAGCACCACACTTAAAAGTAACATTAGTACATGCCTCTAGAGGTAAGCGTACACGAGCAGAGCCAGTTTCCACCTTATACGAAAAAGAACGAATACACCACTTAGGACAGTTTCCTGAGTTAGAGACACAGCTAACAGAGTGGGAACCTGGGATGGATAGCCCTGATAGACTAGATGCTGCTGTATGGCTATTCACCCACTTAATGATTGACGAAAAAGAAGAGAAGCAGAAAGTACGGAGCTTAGGATAAATTAATGCCGCGATATAGGCCACCCTTTGATTTAATAGTTATTATAGTAGTTATATTACTTGTAGTTTTCATTCTGGTTAATGAGCGTTAAGTGAATCTCTTATCTCGAAGTGTAAATACTCTTAAAAGACTCACTGTACGGTGGGGGACTGCGGCAACACAGTTCTTTACTATACTAGGCCGTGGGCGACCTTTAAACTTAAATACTTATCATGCTTCTGATGAAGCGGTACGTAATTCTGCTGCTGTAGCTACTGTTCGCTGGATTCAACGTAATTGGTCTGAAGCACCAATTATGGTTGGCAAAGTAGACTCACAGGATATTGTAAAAGTAATAAATAGTAGATTACTAAAACTCCTAAAGAGGCCAAATAGTCACTATAGCGGCCTTGCTATGTTCAAGGGCGTTGTGGCTGATTATATTTATACTGGAAATGCTTATTTATTAAAAATGCGCTCCACGGCTGAGGGCGGCATAGACGGTAGAGGGCGTGTAGATAGTCTGTGGTGGGTACCATCCTTCATGATTGTACCCGAAGGTGATCCCGATGACAATACAGTATTTATTAAGCACTATGTATACGAAGTTGATGGATTTAAGCAAGAAATTGATCCGCGAGATATTGTCCATTTTAGAGATGGCTTTGATCCAAAAAATCCTCGATATGGTATATCTGCATTTTCGTCTCTACTACGTGAATTATTAGGTGATAACGAAGCAGCTAATTGGAAGCTTGCACTATTGATGAATAGTGGAGTACCAGGAATTATTATTAGTGGTACTAAAGACTCTTCCATAGCTCTAGAAGATGCAGAACAGATAAAAGAAGACTATACGCAACGCTTTACAGGCTCTAATCGTGGATTACCGCTTATAATGTCAGGTGCTATTGATGTTCAAAAGCTAGCATTCGATCCAGAACAAATGAATCTAACTGCTTTAAGGCACTCAGATGAAGAAAGAATTACAGCAGCTATTGGTGTACCTGCTGTAGTGGTAGGTTTAGGTGCAGGATTAGTTCACTCCACATTTGCTAACTTTAGTGAGGCAAGGGAGGCTGCATACGAAAGCTGCATGATTCCTATGCAGGATGACTTTGCCGAAACACTAACTAATCAATTACTACCTGAATTACATAATATAGATACTCATGTTATACAGTACGATATTAGTAAAGTTAGGGTATTGCAGCCTGATATTAATGCTCTACATGTTAGGGTGCGTGGTGATGTACTTACTGGTATTATATCTGTTAATGAAGGAAGAAAGCAACTTGGATATCCTCCAGTAAGTGATTCGGACGTATGGTACGTACCGAATGGAGTAACTGTAGCGCAATCTCCTGGTACTGCTATAGCACCAAATAATACTGGTGATAATGAGGATGATATAGGGGGTAATCCTGAGGGCGGAGCACCTACAAATGACGATCCAGAAGCACAAAATAGATCACGTAAAAATGGTTATGTATCACAAACGGATTTTATCGAAGCATTAGCTAAGATTAATCCTATACCAATTGGACCAGGAGAGTACACGAATGGCGCTTAGATTACGTGAAATTAGGCATCCAGAGTGCGAAAAAACGGCATTTTTCGCTTATTCTGTGCCAGTTGGTCGAGATTTTATGGCTGTGGACGCTTTAGATAAAGACGGTAATCCACATGCTATGGGAACTCGTGTAGATTGTTTAAATTGCGGTAAAAAGGTCGATTTAGAAGCTGTTTCAGCTTATTATAACGAATAATAGTTAAAAGGAGACTAACGTGAGATTTAGCGACCAAGCAGTACGTGTAATGTTAGATGCCCTTGATGAAGCCAATGCCGAGGGCATAACCCACTTTAGTTTGCACTCTGCGTATAGTGCTACTGGTACTAACGAGCTTACTGGTGGTGCTCCCGCCTACACTAGAGAGGTCGCGACCTGGGCCGCTGCTACAGGTAGAAGCAAAGCTACATCTACTGCACCAGTATTTGATGTACCAGCAGGTTCTACTGTAGCATGGATTGGTGGTTGGGACGCTATTACTGTTGGTGACTTTAAGGGTATGGTACCGAATGGTGCAGGAATACCTGAAGCGTTTGCAGTACCAGATATTGCTAATGATATATTAGAGGCTCCATCACACGGATTTACCAACGGACAGACTGTTGTAGTATGGGCTGTGCCTGGAGCGTCCCTACCTGCTCCATTAGTTGAAGGTACTATTTACTTTGTTATTACTGCTACAACTGATGACTTGCAGTTGTCTCTTACGAGTGGTGGCGCGGCTATTAATATTACTGCTGTAGGTTCTGGTTTCTTACAGCGTATTGTTGCTGAAGTATTTGGCGCACAGGGTACTCACACTGTCACTAGCGTTACCATGCAGATAGATTAGTACTAGTATTTACCAGTACTGATATTGTTAGTATTAATATACTATGGCTACAACAAACATATATGGGCCAGAGTCGGGTTCAATAGCAGTAGCGGGTGGTGAATCAAATCTTGCGTCGGGCACAGTAGGTATTGTACCTTCACCACTAGGTGCAAGTCATAACTATGAAGTACGAACAAATCCGACAGCAGCGGCAGCACTCGTACAATTGGGACAGGTAGATAGTGCTGGTACGGTGCCATCAATTTATAGATCAGTAAGATTTGGGTTACGGATAGCTGCTTTACCATCGGCAGGTACTAGAATTGTTGCTTTATCTGATGGAACATCATACTTTGATATGTTGACTCTAAACTCAAATGGGACATTAAGCATTGGTAGGGCACTTGTTCTCGATGCTACAAGTACCAAAGCCTTTATACCTGATGGGAAATTACACTGGATAGAATTTGATGTAGGCTGGTCTAGTGGTAATGGTAGAAGGGTATTTGTAGATGGTGAAGAATGGGCTAGTGTAGCGACTACTGCATCAGTCGCTAAGGGTAGACAAGTTTTTGGTGTGATTGATGCAACAACGGCTTATCTGTTGTTTAGTGGTATTGTATCAGATGACGCAAATTTAGCTACTATTTGGGGTAGTTGGAAAGTTGGTATCCTACTACCTGTATCTGATAGTGCTATCAATTCTTGGGTAGGTGGTGCAGGAGGAACAACAAACTTATTCGAAGCAGTAAATAATGTTCCTCCTGTTGGTGTAGCGACAACCGCTGATACGAATACATCTCAGGTTAAAAATGCAAATGCGACAGTACCAAATAATTTAGATTTAGCATGTCAGTCATATAGTAATTTCGGATTAAAAGAAGATGACATCATTAGGGCAGTACATGCTACTACGGTTCATGGAGAGGGAGCAGCATCGGGTAGCAAAACTGGTACAGTAGAGATCCTATCCAATCCTGCTAGCGGTTCTAGCAATACATTCCTAGCGGGGGTGAATGTTGGAGCTATTGGCACATATTCTACTAACTGGTATACTAGAAGTGGTCCAGTTACAGAGTCGCCAACAGTAACTCTAACTACACAGCCAGTAGTACGTATTGCTAAAACAAATGCTAATACTGGCGAAGTACATCTATGTTGGGCTGGAATATACGTAGCTTACACTCCACAAGATACACCAGAATTACATGGTAGACCATTTGGTTTAAGTGGTCATAGACAAATGAATCAATTGCTAGTACAGTAGCATACTAAAAAGGATTAAAACGTGGGCCGTGTAACAGAACTAGTAGGCGAAAACTTGACACTAAGTACAGGTTTCGTATTAGTAGCATTTCAAAGTGCTGCTGTTAATAATGCCGCGGCTCACGTACTTATAAAGCGTATAGAGATTAGTCAGCATGCTTCTACTACATTAGCGATGGTACGTGGTGAGTTAGCTACTCGTAATACTGCTGGTACATTAACAATGACGGCAGCTACTCCACGTAATATTCGACCGTTAGACGGACCTGCATCTGGATTAACTGGTAACACCGCGCCTGCTGGCGGTACCGCACGTTCTGGTGTTAACTCTTCGGCTGATTCTGGTGGTACGTATGCTAGTATTCATCCTTTTGCCTTTGCTAATACAGCAGGATACTTATATAAACCCGATCCTACAGAAGAGATTTTGGTACCGCCATCTACATTATTTGTTGTTCGGTTTTTAGCTGCACCATCTATATTAGGTGGTTGGGACATTGTACTAGTACTAGACGAAAACTAATACTAACTACTAACTACACATGTCTTTATTTCGTCCGCAACCTACTCGTACTCCTTACCAACCGCAACCACATAGACGTACTACTCCGTTTGCAGGTTCGACTGCACCTGCTACGTCTGGAGCAGCAGGTTTTTATGCTAACGGACAAATAAAGTCATTTGGTAGTAAGGGTGTATTTGTATCCGCTCATATGGTACATCCAAGAGCATCGGCCCCACGTTGGGATCATTTAGGCTCTAATAGGGTACTCTATAGTGAACATGTTGATATTGGCGGTACTCTTACTTTCCACATGTATGCTGTTGATTCTGATTTCGTAAGCAACAAAGTTGCTTTAACATATGGCGTTTCTGGTGCGCCGCAATCGCACTGTGGAAACGGATTTTGGTTTACACGTCCAACTGTAGGTACATATATCTTATACATGGCTCAGCGTGATGGGCCATCGCTACCAGGGACACCAGGACAAGGCTGGCATTGTGATTTATGGGTATGTGCAGCAGATGGCACAGGACATACTCGTGTATGGCAATATGATACTGATGGCTCAATAGGTAGCCTACAACCTTGCGTAAGCCAAGATGGCTTACGTGTAGCATGGGCTAGCTTACGATCAGCAGCAGATGCTAATGCACCATATGGATACTGGAGAATTAATACCGCTACATTAAGCTGGCCTGGTGGAGTACCTACATTATCATCAGTTGCAAACATCTCACCAGTTATTGTTGACCCTACCCCTGAGGGTAAATTCTATGAAACTCATGAATTTATACCAGGACTAGGTGCTGGTGTATATAAAATAATATTTACAGGTAACGTAGCTGTTGCTAATCACGTACAAGAAACATTGGACATATTCATTTGTGACTTAGATGGCACAAATGTAACTCGTTTGGTAGGTTCTCATGGTCAGTCGGGAGAATTGTTCAATTGGGATGAACATGCTCATTACTCACCAACTACTCCAAGAGTAATTGCGTGGGCTTCGAATAGAGATAATACATTTATCGATAGGCTACCTATGGACATATGGCTTATGGATAGTACAGGTGCAAATAAGCGTCGTCTAACATTCGTTAATTATGCTCCTGGGCATCAACATCAAGATGGTAGTGGGATACCTCCTGCTCCATATGAAGGGTACGTAGTAGGTAGACTTACCTGGAGTCCTGATGGTACACAAGCATATATTAGTCTAGGTGATAAAGCACAGTCTGACCCTGAGTCTGGTAGCGGACCGATTTTACGACTTACAGGAATAAATGCAGTAGGCGCTGGTTTACCAGCAACTCTATTAGGAGATGGCCGTTCAGTAACAGCAGGTGTTCATGCTGGTACAGTTACTACTTCCATAAGAGGTACACAGCGAGTAATAGCAATAGCAGCAAAGGCAGTAGCAAATACTACTCGTATACAAGGATCAGGTAGGGAGGTAGTTCTAGGATTAAAGGCAGCATCTAATACTATTCGATTACACGCATTAGGGCGACTCTCTGATATTAGCTTAAAAGTAGCTGCAAACACGATTCGTATACATGGCGCAAGTAGGTCCAGTATTGTTAGTACAAAAGCAGTATCAACTATTACTCGTATACATGGATCAGGTAGAAGTATTGCTAATGCTGCAAAAGCAGTAGCAAATACTACTCGTATACATGGATTAAGTAGACTGTCTGACGTTGCTGCAAAAGCAGTAGCAAATACTACTCTTATACATGGATTAAGTAGAAATATTACTAGTACTACAAAGGGAGCTGTAAATACTATTCGGATACACGGATCAGGTAGGCTATCTGATGTCAGTACGAAATCAGTATCAACTATTATTCGTATACATGGATTAGGCAGAAATATCACTAGTACTACAAAGGCAGTATCAAATACTGCTCGTATACATGGATTAAGCAGAGATGTTATTAGTGCTACAAAAGCAGTATCAAATACTATTCGTATACATGGATTAGGTAGGCTATCTGATATTGCAATAAAGGATGCGGCTAGTACTTCTAATGCTAGGATACATGCAGTAGGCCGACTATTAAGTGTTGGTACAAAGGCAGTATCCAATACCACTCGAATACATACAACAAATAGGGCTGTAACTACTAGTACAAAGGCGGCATTCAATACCACGCGAATACATGCAGTAGGTCGATTACTAACGGCTAGTACAAAGGCAGTATCTTCTACTATAAGTATACGTGGTACAATACGTCAATCCATAATTGCTACAAAAGCTGTAGCTAACACTGCTCGTATACAAGGTACAGCGCGGCTAATTACAACTAGTATTAAAGCTAGTACAAATACTGCGCGTATACATAGTACGTCTCTTCGAGAAATAATAGTAGTCACACGAAACAGTATAACTACTGCATCCATACGTGCGGCTACACATGCTGTCAATTCAGGAGTAAAAGCGACTGCAACCGTAACTAACATACGGAGCTTTGGCCGATCTATTACTGCTGGTGTACATGCTGGTACTACTACAACAGCGTTACGTTCCTTTATACGAGCTACTATACAAGCTACGAAAGCCTCTGCTGGTATTGCAAGTGAACGTGGAACGGTTGATTCACGTTTAGTTGTTACTAGTGCTCGCACTGCATTAGCACGTATACATGGTCGAGCACGTATAGCATCTACTACTCTTACAGTTATTGGTACGGAAGGTGTTGCTGCATTACGCGCTATAGGGCGTATGACCTCTACCGCAATACGTGGATCAAGTAGCACTACATCTACACGTACACGATCACACATACGTAGTGTTGGACTACGAGCTAGTACTACTATTATAATAACAACTTCATATGGGCATATGGCTATAGCTACTGTGCCGAACAGGTCTAACACTTCAATAATTCGTAATTCGGCTACATTAAGATCACAGTTTATAGCTAATAGGCAATCCACTACTAATATCCGTAACTTAGCTAGATTAAGATCACAGTTTATAGCTAATAGACAATCTACTAGTAATATTAGAGGCGCAAGTCAATTAAAGACACAGTTTGTAGCAGGACGAGCAACTAGCGTAACGTTTACAGGCTTTTTGCTAGGGATGTCGAGTACTGCGGAAATAATAATTGTGCTAGTTACTCCTACAGCTAATATAACATTGGTAAACCAGAGAACAGCCGATATTACCTTACATAACAACGCGACTGCGAGTGTAACTCGTGTCTGATTTTTATTTTGACTTAGTACGTGGTGATACAGTATTCATACGTGTACCAATAGTACGTACAGTAAATGGCGTATCTACGCCAGTAGACTTAACTGGAGCTACAGTTACATTTAGTGCTACATTAGCTTTACCTGATGCTGCTGCTCCTGTACAGAGTATAGGAAAGTCTCTAGGTGCTGGTATAGCTTTAGAAGGTACCTCAGAAGACGGTGTAGTAATAGTAGCTATAAATCCAGAAGACACTGATCCTATAACTATTAAAACTACGTATCGTTGTAGGGTACATGTAGAAGAGGCGAATGGAATAGAAACAACTGTAGGTAAAGGCGACATAGCTTTTGCTCCGTAAGGATTATATGAATAATGACAACTACAGATACTAGACTAAAGAAGTACCAATTTAAAGCAGAAGAACTTACAGATGAAGGTACTTTAAAAGCAGTATTCTCCGTCTTTGATGTTATAGATAGTGATGGTGATGTCATCAAGTCGGAGGCTATTAAAAATGGTAAGCAAATACCGTTAGTATGGTCACATGACTGGTCTAGGCCAATTGGTAAAGGTACTATCAAAAACGATGGCAAACAAGCTATATTTGAAGGTAATTTCTTTTTAAATACTTCTTGGGGTAAAGATGCCTATGAGACTGTTAAAGGCATGGGTGATCTTCAAGAGTACTCATGGGGCTTTCGTGTACTAAAGCAGGAAAAGGGTGAGCAAGACGGACGGGCAGTTAACTTTATTACATCTACAGAAGAGTTTGAAGTTAGTCCCGTACTAGTGGGGGCTAATCGAGAAACAGGCACTTTAGAAGTTAAAACGAGAAGTGCCGATCATAAGGTTACAATAAATGAAGCTGCTAACACGTCTACGATCACCATTCATTCAGACATTGATAGCAGCAATAATAACATTGATACTAATGTACTTAAGTTTTTGGATGGAAAAGTAGACGGTTCCTATGAGGAACTAAAAGATGAATTAAATACAGCCTTCCGCGATAGACAGTTTACTGATGAAATGTACGGTGGCTACAGTTATGTAGTAGCTACATTCGACGATCATTTTGTCGCTATGATGTGGCGATGGGATGACGAAGAGGAATCCTATTGGGAGGTATCGTACTCGCGGAATGATTCTGGAGAACTACTGCTAGGTGATCCTAAGCAAGTAGAACCGCACACTGAGTTTGTACCTGTTACTGTGGCTACAGGGCAGACACAAACTATGACCTATGCTGCTCATGCAGATACGCTATGTGTTATGGCGTCTGAATACATACGCCGCTCCAAATCGGTGTCCGATAGCAGGCGTAAAGAGGGTAGGCCAATTTCCAGCGCACGCCGTGAACGTATGTCAGGTGTAGCTACAAACCTAGAAGCTGCTGTAACTGAAATACGAGCACTTCTAGATGAAACTGCACCTAGTGATTCTGACACTGACGGCAAGGCTGCTAGTGCTGGAAAGCAAGCCTACATAGATTTCCTTAAGCTTGAAGCGCAATTAAACGGAGTATTAGTATAATGGCTACGGACACCGTTACTTGGGAAAGCCTTAATATGGCTGAGATCGGTGAGGCTCTCGCCGAAAAGCGCCAAGAGCTTCATGGTATCTTTGAGAAGCACCCTGACATGAATATGTCAGATGAAGTAGCAGAGGATATTGGTAAGAGGAATCTTGACTTACAGGCTGGTATGAAGCGTTACGAAACCATGCGTGAATTGAGTGGTATTCGTGACCAGGTACAGCGTGAGCATTCCCCTGTACCGCTGCCGTCTGGTAAAGCTACTAAAGATGATGACGACGAAGGCTATGGGATAAGAGGACCAAAGAACTTTAGCATTGCTAAGGCTATTGCTACTAACCAGACTTACTTAACGAATAAGGGTGCTGCAAAGCCTCGGTTCGCATTTGAAATTCCAGAGGTTGATCTTACTGCTAAGACTCTTATGACGAGTACTGCTGGCTTTCCGCCTGAAAGTACCCGTAGTGGATTACTTGTACCTTATGCACTACGTCGGCCTGTAGTAGCAGACTTAGTTCCACAGGACAACATTGACCAGCCGTCAGTTGTCTACATGGAAGAGACGACGTTTACTAACGCAGCCGATACTGTAGCTGAGGGTGCGGCTAAGCCAGAATCCGCGTTAGCATACACGCAGCGCACCGTACCTGTTGAGGTAATTGCTACGTGGATTCCTGTTACTCGTCAGCAGCTTGACGATGTAGCACAGCTTCAAGCATTGATCGAAAACCGTATGCGTACAATGCTTGCATTAGCTGAGGAAGATCAGCTTCTTAATGGTAGCGGTACTACTCCTGACCTGACTGGTTTCTACAACAAGGCTGGTATTCAGACTCAGGCTGTAGGTGCCGATCCTGTACCTGATGCAATCTTCAAGGCTATGACGAAGGTTCGTGGTACAGTAGCAGGTACAGGATTCGCTGAGCCTAGCGGTGTTATTATGCACCCGAATGACTGGATGACTATACGCCTCTTGCGTACTCCAGACGGTGTGTATATTTGGGGCTCGCCCGCTGATCCTGGTGTAGAGCGTGTATGGGGACTTCCTGTAATTAGCACTCCCGCTGCTACAGAGAATACCTTACTGCTTGGTGACTTCCAGCTTTACTCCCACATCTCCCGTAAGATGGGTGTAACACTGGATGTTAGCGATCAGCACTCTGACTACTTCATTGCTAACAAACTTGCTATTCGTATCGAGGAACGGCTCTCCTTAGAGATTTACCGTGCCTCGGCCTTTGCTACGGTAACTGGTGCTTAACCAGCCCCACAGTTAAGCACACGTTATGCGCGCGTATCTAGAGTACAAGGTAGTTATATCCTCCCGTATAACTACCTTGTACTTTAGAAAGGATAATTTTACATGCCTGTAATTAGTGGTGGAAATATACTTGGTTCTGGTGGCCTAGCGCATTGGGAAATGAAGCCCTTTGCGTTCTCTGGAGTACCTGTTAACGGTGCTTCTGGTACTGGTGTAGGTATAGCCGAAAAGGGACAGCAATTAGTAAATATACTTACTGGTATTTGGTATTCCAACACTGGTACGATTTCTAACGTGACCTGGACTGTAATCGGGGCACAGACGTAGGCGTAAAAATGGCACTTACGATTAACCTTATAGACTTAACATCGAAAGGAACTGCAATGTGGCGTAACACTACAGGTAAGCCGATTTACACGAATTTTGCTAAGACTGAAACTGTAGAGCTTGGTCCTGATGCAGCGTTCCTGTTGGTTGGTCCTGATGGTAGTCTTTCTATGGAAGATGCTAAGAAGTTTGGTCTTCTTGGTGATGGCGAAGAGTACGACGAGCGTTCCGTACACGACAAGTTAGCTGAACAAGCTACTCTTGAAATGGAACAGAACAACCGCCGTGCAATGATGGAGTCAGGCCACACGAAGCTTGGTCCTACATATGCACCAGTAGCTACTCTTAGTGATGAAGATGTAGCTAAGGCAGGTTTACAGATGGATAGGGCAGCAGAAGATGCTAAGGAAGATGAAGGGTTAACTCCAGAAGCGCCAGTAGAGGTACGGAAAGCTGACGATACAGAAGTTAACGCTGAGACTAAGGCAGCCGATCGGGCCTCCACTACCGATAAGGCTGTACGCGGTCCTGAGCGTAACAAGTAGCATACCCTAGTAAGCACACGCACTTAAGGTACTAAACTACTATGGCGTATGCGACAGCACAGGATGTGGCGACCTACATGGGTAGGTCGCTCACATCCGACCAATTAGTACAAGCTACATTCTACCTTGAAGCTGCATCTGCATGGATAGATCAGCAGACAGGTAAGTCATGGAATCCGTCCAGCCCTGCAACGGAACTCAAATTAGTACGCGGAGATTTCATATACGTATCTCGACGGCCTATTACTGGAGTAACCTTAGTACGGGTACGCTCACCATACGTAGGTTCAAGTTGGGTTACTCTTGCAAGTGGTACTGGATATGAAATAGCTGATGCTAGCAGAGGCTTACTTAGGTTAGCTAGTAGCGTAGGCTTCCCAGGAATATCACCATATGATACCATAGAAATAACCTATACTCACACCATTAATGTACCTGCTAACGTAAAGCTAGCAGCTATACTACTTGCAGCCAGTAAAATGAATTCTTCAATGAATCCTATACAGCAACGTGTACGCTCGATTAATGACAACAGGGCGATTTCAGTAGTGTTCCGCGACGAAGAAATATCAGCGGAAATACGCAGCTTACTACCGCCTCGTTCAGTGTACATTGTGTAGGAATGGGTCGTGAGTGGACATAACATTTACTACTGGAGAGATAGCATTAATAACTGTCTTATTAGGTGCATTAACTACGCCTTTGGGCTTAGTATTCAAGATAATGCTCAATGGCAGAGATCGGGAATTACTTGCTACGCAAACACAATTGACCTACGAACGAGAACAAATAAAAATCCGCATAGAAAATCTAGAGAAAAGTCATCAAGCACAATTACAAAAAACAGAAGAAGATTGCGAACAGAGACTACAGGGAATGCAATCCACTTATCTAGCATTAATCCAGATGATGAGGGACAATACAATAGTCACTCAGGAGAACACGAAATCACTACAGGCGATGGCGGACATCCTGGGATTGAGCATACAATCGCAGGAAAACTTACAGAAGAAATTACCAAGCAGATAGAAGTAAGCATTGAAAGCACCTTACGTTCCGCTCGTAGCCTCAGAGAGTCTGTAGAAGCTATACGAGCAGAAAAACTAAAGTGGTTATTAGCAGAACGGGACCGATTGGAACATGGATGATACTGGTGTAAATTTACAACAAGCAATCTTAGCTGCGCTAAAGGTATGTACTGCTTTAGTGTATTTTATACTAGGTATAGTATACATACCAAGAATAGATGCTGCTACATCTAGACGAAAGATGACTGTAGTTAAGACTCTGTTTTCAGGATTTATAGGATTTAGTATCTTAACATATTTACACATAGCGTGGTTTATCTATATGAATTTAATGCCAAATATTTACTATGTAAATCCAATATATAAAATTGGTGTTGCTATCCATGCAGCATTAGGGATAATACTAGTAATACTCATGTACCCACTAGTTAGCCTACGAGTAGTAGATGATAAAAGTTATTCAGACTTTATTGATAGGCAGATCATAATTGAGAAGCATAGATTACTAGAAGAGATGCAGGAAGCTGATTTTGAAGCCATAGCAGATGAAGCTTTGTCTACATACGACATGGCGCAGTTAGTATTAAAGGCATACAAGGGATGACTTTAGATATGGGGCTAACTGTACTTATTGTTGTACTTAGATTCTTCTGTTTCATAGCTTATGGATTATTAGCATTGGGAGCACTCATAGGACTCATACATAAGCAAGTATCCTTAGAGATGAAGAGAGTGTACGCTTTCTTACTAATGCTTATGACAGCCATAACATACGCCTCTTTAGTAGTAGTATACGGGTGGTTACAGGACTTAGAAAACTGGATCATTGTGACTGATCCTTTTAATTCATTGGTACTAGCTATTATGTTCGCTGCGCCTGGAGCTTTTGGTTTGTACATATTCAAACCGTGGAAGATGCAGTAGGGATGCTTAAAGATGCTATCGTCTGAGGAACTACAAGGGTACCTAACTTTAGTAGAGAGTACTCTCTATCATAAGTATACTAGAGAAGCTTCTAACGTCGCAGCAGACGAAGAAGACGACTGGAACATGGAGGTACTAGATTGGGGTGCAGCAACAGTTGATGTACCATGTAACTATGTATCTCAAGGACAGCTTGTCAATCGAGACAATACAATAACCACTATTCAGACTCCTACTTTACTAGTCTCTAAAGACGATCCAATAAAAGTATTCGACAGAATAACTAATATAAAAGACTCTAATGGAACGATAGTAGAAGTTGGCCCATTATATGTAGAAATAAAAGAACCAGCAATGGGCTTTGGTTCAGTAACAAACTACTTATTACAGTTACGTGGTACAAACCCACAGCGGTGGTAGGTATAGCATTAATATGGTAGCTTACAATACGTCAAATTACAAACTAACCTGGCGCGGGGGTATTGTACTTAAAACAATAAATGACGACATAAATCGAGCTATGGAAAACTTGCGGCAGGACATAGAACAATACTTACATGCTAACTTACACAAGTGGACGGGGCAAATGGCTGACGAAGCGTTCGCCGAACTACATATAGTAACAGGAGGCAAGCGTACTCTCGCCGTAGGTTCCGATGCTCCACATACTCTATATCATGAATTCCGATATCACCCACAGCTTAGGGAAGCATTAGACATTTGGGCACCGAAAGTAACACAGTACTTACAGGCGGCATTACGTGGCTAGCTTACCTGATATAAAAGCAGCATTTATACAGCGACTGGAAGCCTCAACTACAGTCACCGCACAAACTACTCGTATCGCTGGTGCGCTACGGAAGTCATGGACATCTACTCCAGGTAAGGCAATAGTAATACGTATCAATGGCTCTCCTGGTATAGAGCGGTGGTATGAAGTAGGTATGTTCTCCTCACGTTTAGATATAGAATTCTACGGCGCGAGTCCAGACCAAGCATATGATTTATGGTTAAATGTACATCCTGTCATATGTCCAGGGCAGGGTAGCGCCGAAGTACACGGATTCACACAGGGACAGTGTAGAGTAGCTTGGGTAGAGCTAGAGTCAGGACCATTCGAGCTAATAGACACTGATGTTACTAATCTCCCGTTCACACAGGTATCATATGTAGCTGTGTGGGCTGGCGTACCAGTAAGCTAATGTGTGTGGCTTCGTACTCACTATTCAGGCGCGAACGTGAATATAAGCGCGGCGTTAGGGATTTAACCGCTCGGGCGCTAGGCCCAGCCCTGTGCAATGAGCTTAAGATAGGATCGGTGCATAGCTAATGTTTAACCCACAAAAGCCACAAATATTAGTACCTTATGACTTATCAAAAGCTAGAGACAGAAAAACTGTTCATACTGCTGTACAACTACCTAACGGAAAGGAAGCGGAAGTAGAAATTCCGTGGTGGGTAGAAAGTCCAGAACAACAGGCGGCTAAGAAAAAGCTACTTGAAAGTCAGTTTTTTCTGATACGGCAAGGCACATTAGGTGAGGTACTACGATGTAGACGCTGTAAAGGTAAGCATATGTACTTTACTGATATGTGCATAGAATTACCTTTTAACGGCGTGATGCAAGGTTTGCACGCCTACTGGTATCATGCTGGTAGGTACGGTGCAGAGAATTTCTTAACGGAGGTAGAGTTAGAGCGTTACCAAGCTATACAAGGTGTATTAGCAAAGTCCCTACCAGATTTTGCCACTGGTCATCCAGAGACAGCTAAGAAGCTTGGTACTGAGGAAACAGACTTTGATGCTGGTACTGTATCGTTAGGATTATTAGAACCAATAACTAAACAGAAGGCTGCTGCATTAGTATGGAATATTAATGCTCACGGTCGTAAGCCTGCGTTAGTTCTTCCAGGATTGGAGACATAGTAATGCCTGAGTTTCGGTATGACGGTCCGTCTCACCTTTTCAAGAAGACTGAGGATGATGAAGGGGTAAGGCGTGGGGCTACTGGTAATTTTGCACAGGCGTTAGTTGATAGGTACACTGAGCAAGGCCATCGTTTTACTCCTGTTTCTGCTTTAAAGAGTAGTGAAGCAGAAGCAGCTAAGGCAGCTAGTAAAGGGTCTGTAGTTGAGACAAAAGCTGTAAGTGTAGGTGAGGGTGCGGGTACTATTAGCCGCTAACGCGCAACTAAATTAAGGGGTAAAACATGGCGTTCAATCAAGCTAAGGTACTCGCTAGTCGAGACTACAAGGTATACGTTGTAGATTGGGATAACGATAACGCTATCCCCGCTGACACTGTTCTGTATGGTACCACATGGGGAACTGTTGGTACTATGCCTGCTCCGTGGGTAGAGTCGGGTTATGTTGATGGTGGTCTGCACTTCACGTCAAGCGTAGATAGGGCAGAGATTAGAGTAGATCAAGAGCTTGACCCTGTCCTGCGTCCTGCTACTGGACGTGATGTGCGTATGAGCACAAACTTAGCTGAGTTTAGCCCGACAAATATCCTTGATGCTACTGGTCAGGGAGCTATTACTACGGTGGCCGCTGGTGTAGGTACTCGCGGCCATAGTGATTGGGACTTGAATTCTACTATTGCTGAAAACTACATTAGCTTAGGCTTCGACATTCAGCATAACGGTGATGATGAAGCTGTTAGAGTTATCGGCTGGAAGGGTCAGGTTATGGGTAGTCCTACACTTGACTTTACTGCTGATAACAAGGCAATGATTCCATTGGAAGTGCAGTTGTTACCTGATACAACTGTAACTCCTGCTCGTATTGCTAAGATTCGAGACATCGAGCCCATGTTGCCGTAGTAGGGAGGATGGGAGGGTACATTACGTACCCTCCTATATATTTATGGTTGGCATACTTGAACTTGGCGACTTAGTACCTGAGCATGTGCCTGTTAGAATTAATCGTATAGTTGAAGAGTCCCTTGATGGTCCTGATGGAGTTAAAGTTTATAAAACTCAGCCTATAGTATTACAAGCGTACAAGTATGGCCCAAGATGTCCTGTACTTGTAAAAGCAACTCTACATCAAGTAAGTAAGAGATTCAGAGAAGACGTAGATGCTAATGGATTCAGTGACGTTGCATTTCAGATATTTGCTAGAGATAGTTTCTTAGCATTAATACCTGGAATGAGTCTTGACGAAGCTGATTTACTTGCATCTGATGACGAAGAAAAGAATGGGCTTTGTATTAAGACTCTTAAGTATATAGGTTACTGGAAAGAGAATCCAGCTACGGAAGTTGAAAGCGACGACCCGGAAGTGAAAGCGGAGACGGATCAGAACTCGACTATTCAAGAATCCTCCCCGATCTCCGCTTAGTATATCATGGATTCGAAATTACTCCTACTATGACATCTGCTGTGTTTGAGGCACATGTAAGAGAAATGCAGCGCATAAAAGCACTAGCTGCTTTACAGATGGCAGATGTCGTAATGCTACCCCACATTAGCAACAGTTCTCGTAGAGATTGGTTTAGAGGTATAACTAAACTACTTATGCCTAAGTTTAATACGCATAATGTAGTTTCCTTTAATGGTAAGATACTTAAGTCTGCTCGTCAGATGAAGCGTGCGTTTAAGACTATGATTGGTAGCGATAGCGTAGACGTGGCTTAGGTGAGTTAAACTAGTATGGCAAACAGATACGGTCTGGGTGCAGCTGAATTCTTAATGACGGCAAACAATGAGCAGATGCTTCGTGCATTTGCTCAGAGTGAGGCTGCGGCTAGAGCGTCGTCTGCTAAAATAGCTACTGCTATTAATCAAGCATCTGGGAGTAGTAATACTCTAGGTGCCTCTTTTAAGGGTGTCACTGGCTCGGCTATAGCTCTTGGTGCTGCTCTAGCTGGTGTTAGTGTAGGACTACAAGGCGTAGTCAAAGTAACTTCAGAGGCAGTTGCTGCAAATATAAAACTTCAACAGGTCCAGTTTGAATTAGCGCAAACTTACAAGTCTTCAGCTTCTGAATATACTAGATTTGCTGAAGCTTTAGGAAAACAAACTAATAGAGCCACATCTGAGGTTCAAGCCAGCATTACAGCATTTGGAGTCTTGCGGCAAAACTATGCTTTGACTAGCGATCAAATTAAGACTCTTACTACACTTACTGCTGCATATTCTGCTAAGAGTGGTAGAGATATGGAGCAGTCTGCTAGAGATATTCAAGCAGCTATCCGTGGTGAGGGTGAGGCTGTGGAAAAGCTTGGCCTAACTCTAGGTCGAGACTTTGTACGTAACGTTGGCTTAATGACAGAAGCACAACGTAAGCATTTCTATACTTTATCAGATTCGGAAAGGGCACAGCTACTTTTAGCAGAAGCGCAAAAGCAGTCACTACAGTATCAAAGTGCTATTACAGATAGAGCTAAAAGTGACTTAGGTACATATGATGCTTGGAATAAAGCGACTATTGAGCTAAGTCAATCTATAGGAGGAAAACTTAATCAGGCTTTACAAATAGTACTTCCTCCTATGACTAATGTCGCTAATGCTATGACAAAACTTATAACTGATTCTGCTCGTCAGCAAAAAGCTATGGATATTATTTCCCAATTTAATCTTTTATTAATTAAGCATGCTGGTAATTGGATAGCAGCCACTGCTGAATTAAAAGAATATATTAGACAATTAGATGCTTTAGAAGCAGCGGCAGCTGGGGCTCGTGATCCGTTTCCTGGTGAGCCTGGATTTATTGGTCCAACTCTACAAGAGGGTGAGGATAACGAGGCTAGGCAAAAGCAAGCACTTGATAGATTTGAAACTGCATTAAAAGCAGCTTTAACTGCACAGGAGAAAGCTAACAAAGAAAGAAATGAGTCCATTCAAGCTGCTTTACAAGCAGAGATGCGGATGGAAGACGAACGCTATTATAATGTAGTAAAGCAAACAGGATTCGCGAAGGATGCTGCTATACAAGCAGCGGAAGATAGAAAAGATGGAGCGATAAAAGCTCTAGAAGATGAAAAGCGTGCTGAGGATGATGCTCACGACGCGAGGATGACTCAGCTACGTGTCGAGCGTGATGAGAAATTAAAGACTGCTGAAACTAATAAAGAGAATGCTGTTCGTGGCTTAGAAGTAGAAAAAGAAGCTGTAATAAAAGCTGCGGAAGAGCAAATATCACAGCAAGAAATTGCACGAGATAAGCGTAAAGAGTTAGCAGAAGAGACTAGAGACAATACGCTAGAAGCTTTGGATGCTGAGAAAGACGCAATAGTAGATGCTGTAGAAACACAAATAGCTGAACAGCAGCGTGCTAAAGACTTAGCAATGCGTGCTGCTGATGAGACTCGTGACAATGCTTTAGCAAATATAGAAATAGAAGAGTCACGTAGGGAAAAGTACTTCCAATCTAGATTAGATCAAGCAGAAGATACTAAAGAAAAAGAGTTACAGGCTGCTGAGGAAGTACGTGATAATGCATTAGAGAGTATAGAAGATCAAGAGAAAGCCAGAGAGAATGCTAGAATACAAGAAGATCGACGTATAGAAGCACGTCTAGCCCAGATAGAGCGCCAGCGTGAATTAGAAGATCGGTCGTTAGATGCACAGAATGAGGGTGTTGATCGTCGTCGTGAGTTAGAAGATCGAGCAATAGGCGATAGACAAGAACAAGAACTAGAAGCATTAGAGTCCCGACAAGGAAATGTAGAAAAAGCTTTACAGGCTGAAACCCAAGCAGTACAGAAAGCTTACCAAGAACAATTACAAATAATAAATGACGCTTACGAGTCGCAAGTAGAAGCGTCTAAGGCAGCTAGTCAATTAATTATTAATGATATAGAAGATAGACAAAACGCATTAAAGGCTGAGCATACAACTCGTTTACGTCAGCTTGAAGAAGAAGAACGTGTAACATTAGACACTATTGAGGTTGAAGGAGATGCTAGACTAAACCAGATTGAGCAAGAGCGTGATGCTAGACTTAATCAATTAGAAGAAGAACGAGATGTTAGATTAAACCAGATAGAAGAAGAAAAGCGCGCAACGTTAGGGGCTATACAAGAAGAGAAGCGTGCTCGTTTAGATGAGTTTGATTCTAGAATACGAGCCGTAAATAGTCTACAGCGTGCTTTTGCTGGCGAAAACAAAATAACTGATCTTACTCAGTCTCTTACTATAGCTGAGCGTAAAGGCGATGTAACAGAAGTTAGAAGAATAGAAGAAGAGATACGTAGAGAGCGTATCAGGCAGTCCTACGAGACTGCTGAGGAAATTCTTAAAGTAGAAAAAGATGCTGTAAGTGATGAATTATCCTTACTAGAGGATCAGTTACAAGACGAATTTAAGCTCCGTGAAGATGCTGCTAAGAAAGAATTTAAGAATAGGGAAGAGCAGCTAAAGGCAGAATACGAGCTCGCAGAAGCGACTATTAAAGCTGAGTATGATCTTAGAGAAAGTACTGCTAAATTAAGATTTGATAATCTTAAGATACTTTTAACAGATGAAGTTGCTGCTCGTAGAGCATCTTTAGATGAAGAAAAAGAAGCCGCTAGAGTAAATCTAGAAGACCAATTAAACCTCCTAAAAAATCATATTGAGCAACAAAGAACTGAATTAGAAATTGGTCGAGACGCGCAGGTAGCTCTACTTAAAGAGCGAACAGACGCAGTTAAACTTAATTTTGAGGCCGAAAAAGAAGCAGTTAGAGATAGGTATGAAGCTTATTCTCGTGCTGTAAGCGATCAGCGTTATGCAGAAGATCAAGCATTTGAGGCTAGAAAACTAAATATAGAAGATCAGCGCGCTCGTGAAGATGCTGAACATGAGCGTCAAATGGAGTTGCTAGCTGATAGACGAAAGCAAGAAGATGACGCTCTTGAAGGCCGTAAAGAAAAAATAACTGAGGCGTATGAAAGCGAACGTGATGAAGTAAATGAGACTTACGAAAGAACAGTCGATGCTTTAAAGGAACGACAGAGAGAAGAAAAAGAAAACTTTGATAATCGTAAGAAAGTTGTTGCTCAGGCTTACGATGATGAGAAGAAGAGACTACAAGACTTATACGACGATCCTGTTGATGGTATACTAGCACGCTTACGTAAGAATAAAGAAGAAACTCAAAAGCAGTATGCTGAAAAAGCTAGAATAGTTCACTCAGCATATGAAGCTGAACAAAAAGACATTAAGGCTACATATGACGATCCGCTTACAGGCTCCATTCCTGCACTAAAACGTGCTATAGATAATGCTAGAGAGAGTTATGCGGAACGTACAAGACTCGTAGAAGAGGGTTACAAAAGAGAAATAGAGGCTATCAAGACAGTTTATGACCATCCTGTTGATGGCTTATTAGCCAAACAGGAAGAGATGCATAAGCGGGCAAAAGCTGCTTATGATGAACGTACCAGGATTATCAGTGAAGCTTACGACGCAGAGAAGCGTAAGATACATGATGTATACGACGGCCCCGAAGGCTTAATTACTCGTAATGAAGAAGCACACAGAAGAATACGTCAAGGCATAGAAAATCAAAGAATATGGTGGAATAGTTGGGAGAGGGATACAAACCAAAGTATACGTAATGTAATGGATGGACCTTTACGTGACTTTATTAATAAGATTAATGAGTTAGAACAACGCGGACTTATTGCCCCTGGCTTTCAACGTCCTGATGATGGCCGTCCTGGGCGTCGTGGTGGTGGAATGGACGGCGGTGGTGGTGTAGGGGCTAGCTCAGGCGGGCAGTTTAATACGTTATTCCCTTATAATGCTCCATATAACGGCCCGTTTGCTGGTGGGGCCATGTGGGCAAATGGCCCTTCACGTCACAGAGGTATTGACTTAACTTTGCCTGGTCCTAATGGTGGTAGAGGCACACCACTTGGAGCATTTACTGACGCTGATGTAGTAAATACTACGAGTGAAAGTGCTGGTGGTGAGGGCTTTATCACTAGGATGCGTGATACTGGATTATATGAATACTATGGTCACTTAGATAATGTATCGGTAAAAGCAGGGGATCGCCTTACTCGTGGTCAATTAATTGGTACGTTGGGTGCTACTGGACTAGAGCCGTGGAATACTCCACACTTACATTATGAAGTACGTAAGAGTCCTGGCGGTGATCCAGTAGGCAGTACTATTGATCCTGTACCATACATGGGTGGATTTATTAATCCGCTTGGTGGGGCTAGTATTGGTGGTACTGGAGAGATACTAGAATTACATCCATTCGGCCCTAACGGTCCTGTAGTAGTTATTCGTGTTAGGGCTACTGATTGGGAAAGCAAAGCACGACAGATAGCACAAAATGAAAACTTTAGCGATCCAGAGTTATTCGGGCGGCAGATGCGTCAAGAGTCTGCTAATTTCGATCCTGATGTTATCACTGGACGACGACAATCCTCCGCTGGAGCTAAGGGTATAGCACAGTTCACGGACGGCACGGCCCGTATGCTAGGTGTAAACGTCTATGATCCTATAGATTCTCTTACCAAAGCCGCACGATACATGCATTACTTGGAACGTAGGTACAGTGGTTTACATGGTAATCCAGGTGTACGCAATGCTTTGTGGGCTTACAATGCTGGTGAAGGTAGCTTACAAGAAGGCTACATGCCTGGAGAAACTCGTCGCTACTTAGAGATAATTCAAGGCTACCAGCATGGTAAGAACATTGTAGAACCTACATTAATGGTAGGCTTGCGTACTGGTGAGATGGGTATAGCTGGTGAAACTGGACAGCCTGAACGGTTATTAGGAACTACAGCTACAGCTAATTACAATAATGGTAACGATGGTCCTATGCAGTCCATACAGATACCAGTCTTAATCGGTAATGAGCAGATACAAAATATTATGATTTACGGCTTGAAGCTCATGGCTAAGACTGGTAGAAATGTCGGCGTTCCAGGGTTGCGAGTATGACCGAGCTTAGTAGAATTTTAGAAAAGAGAATAGTAGTAAACTGGAGTGAAGGTACGGATGCTGACACCTCAGATTATTGGGAAGTAACTAACGATGTATTAAATGGTACTTTTTCAACAACGTGGGGAAGGGACCAAGCTAGGAGTACTGCACCTGCCCGTGTTGAAACAATGGAGTTTGTTCTAAATAATCAAGACGGAAAATATAATAACGGTGCTGGTCCGTTAGCAGGATTCGTAAATAGGGGACCGTCTACAGCGGCTGCATTATATCATAACTCTGACATACATGTTGATATGATAGATACTATTGACCTTGATGGAGAAGACTGGACATTAGATGATCCAGAGTTTGTTACTATATTCTTTGGATATGTAGATCAGGCCCCACAAACTTTGGCAGCAATAAAATCCGTAGCTATTAGTTCTCTAGGGCATTTTGAATTCTTTGTTAGTAAGAGAGTTACTTTACCACTAATGGAGAATACTAGAGTAGATTTAATATTACATGCTATATGCGATCAATTAGGTATACCAGCAAATTTTAGAGATTTTGATACTGGTGATGCAATAATAGACTATTTCTGGATGGACGATGAGTTACCTATTAATATATTTCCTAAATTAATGATTACTGAGGGACCAGGATCATTCTTATATGCAGATGTTATAGACGAACAGGTAGTGATACACTTTCAGGGTAGGCAATATAGAATAAATAATTATAGGTCTAATACAGTACAATGGTATTTATATGATATGATAGTTGATCCTGTAACTGTCCCTTTTAGAAATCCTATATATCATAATCCTGTTACTGTATTCAATCAAAATCCTGATGAGGTTTGGAACAACGTAACTGCTACAACTAATGTTAGAGAATTGACTACACCAGCGGGCCAGAAATGGAACTACGGGCAAGTCTTAACATTAGGCGCTGATGAGATTAAGACCTTATGGACATCTCTCAATAACCCTGTTAAGAATGCTATACCTCCAGTAGATACTGTAGATTACCTAGTCTCTAGTGGTGCTGTAACCGCAGTTCTTTTAAGTAATACTAGTGGAACACATATAGGTATTACTATAACAGCAGGCCCTGCTGGTGCAGTTATAACGGGACCATCAGGGCAGGAGTCTGACGGTATTTATCTTAGAGCACAAGAATTAGTAATAACTACTACTCCACATGTTCAGTCTACTGTGGATGTAGCACTTTCTTTAGCTAGGTATCGTGCCTCCAGCTTAGCTGTGGATATTTGGCCTGAGATTAATTCTAATATTGCACAAGATATTGTAAACGCCATTGCAACTAGATACAGAGAACCCAGAGATCAGTTAACTCTTACAGTGCATAATAGTAATGTTGATGCGGCATTATTTATAATGAGAAGTAGGATATCAGATAGAATACATGTTGTTGTAACGGCACAAGGTTTGGATCATGATTACTTCATAGAAAGCAAAACAGTACAGATATTAAATGGGCAATTAGTATCCTGTACATTAGGTTGTGAGTTAGTTGCCGAAGATGAAGCCTTTAGATTTGGTATTGACGAGTTTGGTAATGACTTCTTTGGATAAGGCTAATGACTGACTTTCCTAATGGTATTCCTGAGTTACCAGATATTGAACCTGCTGACCCTCCTGGTTCAGCAGCAGGTGGTCTAGGGTTACGTTCGCTTATTAATAGAGCAAATGACAATATCCTAGCTCTTATAGATAATTCATATAATGGACAATGGAATACTAATCCTATTGTAAACGGTGGACCTCTAATATGGTCTGATGCATTATCTTACCCTGCAATTGGTAACTTAGTATATGGCCCCGATCAATGGCGCTGGCATACCGCGGGGGGAGTGGGAGCAGTTACTTTAGCAATATCTACTAATACTCCTACTCCTGGAGTTAATGCCTCAAAAATACCATACTCTTTACGAGTATTAGTAACTACGCCTGATGCTTCATTAGACCCTGCTACTGACTGGTATTTTCTAGAACATCTTACTGAGGGATTTCTTTGGGGTATACTAGCACAAAGAGAGTTTACTATTAGGTTTTGGGTGAAAGCTACACTTACTGGCGTATATAGTATAGCTTTCGTAAATGATGGTAGTGATAGAACTTATATAGGTACCTATACTATAAACGCAGCTAATACGTGGGAAGAAAAAAGTATAACTGTACCTGCTAGTCCGACTGCTGGTACTTGGAACTATGAGACTGGTACTGGACTAAGAATTAGATTCGCTTTAGGTATCGGAGCTAATCAGCAAGATGTTTCAGGCTCATGGCTATCTGCTTTAAAGATGAGCACATCTGTACAGCCTAATGTACTTGGTACTGTATCAAATGACTTTTCAGTATGTGGCCTTACTGCTCGACCAGGGCCGTATTGCGGTCCGTATGATGTAAGGCCATATGCTATAGAAGATTTACTGTGTAAGAGATATTTTGAAGTACTTGGTAACAACGTTAATACTGCTGTAGGTACTGGTTTCTGTACCAGTACGACAGTAGCAGATTTCTTAGTACCATTTCAACGTAAACGGGCTACTCCTACAGTAAGCGTAGATACTATAGCTAACTTAAAGGTATACACACAAGCAGGGTCTACTAACGTCACAGCACTTAGTGTAATAGGAACTAGTCCTATACTTCCATTAATGAGAGCTACAGTGGCCGCTGGACTAACGGCTGGACACTCGGCAATACTACTAGGACAAACTGCCTACGTAAAAATAAATGCGAGACTAACATAATGCCTTCCCAAACTAAAACTCAAACTCAGCACTTAATAGACGGGCAGTCAAACTTTGATATGTCTCTAAGGGACTTTTGGCGTACTAAATGGATACAGACCGCAAGACGCTCAGGGATAACTGTACCAGACGAGAAGAATATTAGTGACCAAAATCCTGCGATAGTACATATATCGCACAGTAGACTACTTGCAGACTGCCCTAATTGTTTAGGTGCAGAATATGTATGGCGAAAAGGCCCACATATAATGGTATGCGCTCTATGTGGCAATTCCGATATAGGTGGGAAGTGTCGTATGATTATCATGCCAGAGCCTACTGTACTGAATGAAATAGAAAAAACACTACTACAGCGTCCTAATCCTGCTAATAGAACATGGTTCATAAACGAACCATTAGAACAGTTACAGGCTGAAAACTCGGAGCGTTTACAATGACTTGGACTGCCCCTCCCACTGTAGCAACAGGCGATATCTATACTGCTGCTATGTTTAATACTTATACTAGAGATAATATGAATCATCTCAGGGTACTTCTTGGAAATGCCGATCCAGGAGGTATAAATAAAGCATTATACAGTACAGGGGCGAGTACAGCTACATGGGGACTGTTACCGTCCGCTGCTATGCTAGAGCAAAAAGTTAATCAAGTAAGCCCTGTACATACTACATTTGCTGCTGCTCTAGCTCTAGGTTCTGGTTTCTATATCATAGAAAATAGCCCTGGTGGAGTAGTTGACGGGCCAGTTGGAGCCGTTGTTAACTGGTACTTAATACAAAATAGATACTATAACTACAGTGTGGATCATAGAATACAAATGGCTATGGGGCTCGTTAATGATAATTATTGCTACATACGATGGATTATCAATGGTAGTCCTAGTAGCTGGTTCAAGTTATGGAATACTAACAACGATGGTTCAGGATCGGGATTAGACGCAGACTCACTAGATAATAGAAATGCTGGTAATGGTAATGGTGATATACCTATTAATAACGCTATATTAAGTACTGGTTTAAACGCAGACAAAGTAGATAGTTTAGATGCTGGCAATGGTACTGGCCTAATCCCAATTAGCAATGGTACATTAAACACTAACTTAAACGCAGACTTACTAGATACTAAAAACTCTGGCAATGCTACTGGTAATATACCTATTAATAACACCACCTTAAATGTAGACCTCAATGCAGATCAGCTAGATAGTAAGCAGTCTGGTAATGCCAACGGTAATATACCTATTAGTAACGGAACTTTAAATGATAACTTAAATGCAGCTTTGCTCAGTGGTTTGCTTTCTGGTAACGCTAGTGGACGAGTACCCATTAGTAACGGGACTGTAAATACTAACTTAAATGCGGATATGGTAGATGGCGCACATGCAGGAAATGCTAGCGGTAATGTACCTATAAGTAATGGTACAGTAAATACTAACTTAAATGCAGATATGGTAGACGGCTTACATGCTGCGGCATTTTCTCTAGTAGGAGTACAAGGCACGTATTCTGGTGATGGATCCAATGCTAGGCAAATAACTTTAGGATTTGTACCTAAGCTTGTTATTATAACCTCTGAGAGCAAGCCCGCCTTAGCAGTAATCCATAGCTCAGTTGCTAGTACTGGTGTAGGATTCGCAGCTAGTTCCATTGGTGGCCCACTGACTAACAACAATTTACATGCTAGTGACGGGTTCGTTGTTGGTGGGTCTGTTGCTGGTGGGTATACTAATGAAAGCGGCTTTACGTATCGTTACACCGCGCTTCGATAAACTATAAAGTATAGGTATTATATGATAGGCGTGGGCTGGCCTAATGGACCTGTTACACATGGAAACGATCATATACTAGCTTTGCCTGGATCACTACTCATGTTGAGTAGCGAGCACTGGCATGTAAACGAGGCATATGATAATAGAAAGAAAGTATTATATCGTATAGTACCTCCCCCTGGTAAACGGCCAGCAGAACTAAACTGGAGTGCTACTCGATACGCTAGTATGGTACTGGACGAGCTTCACGGCCTACAAGTAACTGATCTTGTATGGGCTAATGAATTAGATTTAAATTACGAGCGTGGAGATAATGAAGACGACTTCCAAGACTTGCCTGGACGCTATGCTACAATAGCTGCTTTCGCTACTCGTTTAGTAAGTATACTACGGCAGGCTCTACCTAACACTAAAATGCACTGGCCTGCATTCACTCCAAACAAAGATCATCAATGTATGGACTACGTATACTTATGGAAAGATGCAGCACTCCGTCACGATGTAATTAACTTCCATGCATATGATAATCTCGAGAATATACACACTGAACATACTTTGTATGCACAAGAGTTCTCTACATTACCATTAGCCCTAACAGAATTCCACGCCAACGGTGACTTAGAAGAAGAGAAACAGATATTTACATACTTATTAGAACAGGGATTAGAGTCCTATTTTTTCATATATGAATGGTTCAATCCATCTCCGTGGTGGTCTGAGGCATTTGATATTGCACACAACCCAGAGCGCTATGATTTAATTATGAATCAAGCTAGCTTACAGGAGGAACCTGATATGCCCACTAATCCTAATGCTGACCAGCCTCAGTGGATAGTATTTGCTAAAGATGGCTGTGCCATACGTGGTATACCATTTGACGATATGTACAACAAGCAAATACGGCAAGAGTCAAATTGGAATCACTATAGAGCCGACGGTTCTGTACTAACCTCTCCTACAGGCTCTAAAGGACTAGGACAGTTAAACTCACGCTTCTATCCGCCGAGTGATTGGGAAGACCCTTTCAATAATCTTACTAAGTCTATGGACGTAATGAAACAATATCGTAATCAGTTTGGTTCCTGGAAGAAAGCATTAGCTGCATATAATTGGGGGCCAGCCAACGTAGCAGGATACACAAAGGATGGGCTTACACATCCTACATGGGATGGTACACGTAATTGGCGATGCCCACATGAGGATGTTGTACCGTCTTGTTATGTAGGACAGATGCACCATTACTTAGATGTTATTCTAGGTAAGGATTGGGCAGAACCAGCTAGCGCACAGCCAACGCCAACACCACAGCCAACTGCACCAGAGTTTATTTTTGGCTTTAAAGATTTAGCAAATCAATTAGGGCCAGCAGTCGTTGGCACCCCATTAACACACGAAATCTACCCTAATCCAGACTACTCTTATCAGTTAACTACTACTGGTAAGATGGAGTATTATAAATCCGCTAATAAGTCATATTTTTTCCGAGCGGCTCAGAAGTAGCCTCACTTACTGAGCCAGTAGACCTACGAGGCAAATTACCTGTACGATCAGGATACGATCAACGGTACCCTTACCCATTACGTAACATAAGCATCGTGGACAGTATAGACTTCCACTACACAGCATCGCCAATAGTTACTAGCGTACAGGCCATAGCACAGTATCAGATCGGGCCTACTGCACAAGCAGACTTCCCTGCAATCGCCTATCATATAATAATAGACTCCACAGGTAAGTTCTACTACACACAAGACCTAGATCGTCGTGTGTGGCACAATGGCGCACCAGGACGTAACGAGCGTGCCATTGGTATATGCTACACAGGAGATGTACGTCCTACGCCTAAACAAATAGACGGGTTAAAGGAGGCTCGTCTGTGGTGTGAACGACAACTAAAGAAGCCACTAGTAAAGATGGCACATAACACCACTTACGCCACATCATGCCCAGGACCGTACTTTAACGAATGGAAAAATAGCGTATAGAAAGGGAAGACTCATGGCAGTAACACCACAGATTATATGTCTTGTAATTGCAATAGTGTTGTTTGCTATAGGCGCTTTTATTAATTATAGGGCACACGAGTCTATCGCACGTTTCTCATTTATTTCTGCTGGCCTGTTCTTTTACGCTTTAAAGGATTTGTTCCAGTAGTTCACACACACACAAACAGGCCAGTACTTAATTGTACTGGCCTGTTTTTTGTTTAGTCGTTCTTCTTAGGTACTACTCCGTACCTTGTTAAGTCAGCTTCTCCTAAATCCATACTTTCATACACTATCATTGTGAAAGCAGCCCATGCTATCTTAGCCCAATGATCTTCTGATTTATCTCCACTTTGAGCCAGAGTCAAGTGATTAATTAAGTGATTAATTACTACGCTATGAGGCATCGGCGAGCTAATGTACTGACTCTCTCCATATACATTCGCACCCTCTTCGTATATTTTAGATAATGCACGTAAAGCCACAGGCGGGATTAGGTCAAACCTTCCCTTGATTGGCTTGCGATACGTTTGTGGTTGTATATGATCGGGATGACTTAATTCTTGTCCACACCCTCCACACTCACGTTTTTCAGGCATGTTTATAAACTTATGTATTGCCCCCAAACTAGTAGCCTCCTTTTCGTAAATAAATCCAGGCATACAACCCCCTTTTTATTACGCTTCGCGCTACCTAACCCCTGTGCAAAGCGAGTTTTAAGATAAAAGATATTATTAAGGATACTTGTATTACAAACTTACAATTACACTCCTATCCTGAGTAGTTATTAGATCATCACCTTTTATACGTATAGAACCTATGTCATTTTGGTAACGTAATAAATGTGCTAAAGCATCTACTTGATGATGATGCCTGTCTCCGATAGACGTATAAGTACCTTGCTTACGTACTAGTCTAATAGCAAAATCTACAAATGCTAAGCGCGATTGTGGAGTCTGATGCTTTAACGGAACATCTAAATACTTACAAAGAATCTCTATACCTCCAACTATACGGACTGTGTGCAGTCCATATTTACTAATTACACTAGCAGCAAACTGCTCTATAACTACAGCATCTAAGCCTTCCTGAAAGAACTTAAAGAAGTCTGTTGGCTCAGTTAGTATTGTAGTCATATAACAATTATCAATACATACTGCTACACCATTAGTCTCACCAGGATCAATTGCAAGAATTTTCATTCTCTAAGTTTCCTAATACTGTTTCATATATTCTTTGTAAAGTATTTCAGCAGCAGCGTCAATATGACGCTGCGCTTCCTTAGCTTTACTTTTGTCTTTAACTAATTCATTAAATACGATTGCACTTGGTAGATCACGCAAAAGTAAAATTACTTTAAGTAATCTTTCTTTCTTAGAAGTACTCATTTAGTCACCGTTCCTTCATCGTCGAGATAGTTTCCATCTAGTACATACTCACACCACAGACAATAAATATACGTAGTGTGATTTTCATTTACACCTACTGCGGATTCTGTATCCGTTACTGCTCCACACTTAGGGCAGTTATCAGGTACTCGCCCACTCATTTACACATCCTTTCAACACACAGTCATGGAAACCTTTAGTCTTACCCCAATTTGGCCCCATGCTCATTTCTACTGGCAAGCGTGGAAAATTAGAAAACCACTTCTTTGTCATAACATCATGAACTAATGTAGTAACTTCGTCCAAGCAGGATTTGTGGACCTCGAAAACAAGGCTGTCGTGTACTTGTACGAGAACGTGCGCGTCCAGACTCCTAGCCTTAAACTCATTGTGTAAGTATATATACGATAGTACTGTGAAGTCACCAAGAGCCGACTGAATTGGATAGTTAACGGCTTGTTTGAGGGCGCGTACACCACTGTCCAGTATGAAGAATCTTCGCTTTCTTCCTGTTTTAGAAACCAGTTCCCCCAACTGTAAGACTTGCTTCTTGACCCACTCGACGTATTTAGTATAAGTAGGGTAACGCCGATAGAATCGGTCAATGTATATTTGAGCTTCGAGCTTAGAGACTTTAATCTGCTTGCTAAGACTGTTGGCTTCGATCGCATACATAACTCCAAATGTTGTTTTCTTAGCCTTGAATCTATGTTCTTTGTTTACTTCCTGTAATGGTATTCCCTGAGTATCTGATGCTACCTTACTGTGATAATCTCCACTCATAAGGTCTTCAAGCATGACAGGATCACCGCTAAGAGCCTGCCCACACCAAATCTCCCCCTTACCATAGTCTACTTCAAGGATCACATGATCTTTAGTAGACGGTATGAACATTTCTCTAGTTTGCTGGAAGTCTTCTTCTACTCCTTCTTTTTCGTAGGTTTGGGGGATGGTTTGTAGTGGAGGGTCGCCATAACTCCATCGTCCTGTACGAGCACCGTGAATTTTAACGTATGCGTGTACTCGACTGTCTTCCTTAATACGTTTACCGAACCCTGTAATGTAAGTATCATAATACCTAGCTACATGTCTATATCGAATAAACTCGTCAACAAATTCATGTAGTCCAGCTAATTCCTTTAGCGTTTCCATGTCAGTTGATGCTACAGTCTTGCCCATCTTCTTAATAGGTAAGCTAAGATATGTATATAGAAACTTGCTAATCTGTATCGGAGACTGTAAATTTAGTTCACCTTCCCATCCATTGTCCCGAGCCATTTGTTGTAGCTTTTCTTCTAGTTCTAAATACAGCTTACCCCATTCAATAGCAAACTGCATGTGCTTCTTACGACTAATTTTAAAGCCTCGATACTGAACTTCTTTTACAGCATTAACGGCTGGTATAAGTATGTTCTCATATACTTGTCGAACGTTGTCAGCCTCTTGTAGTGGCTTAAAGTACTCTGCAAGTCGAGCCGTATAGCACGCATCCTTAGCATTGTACTCGTACAATAGTTCTCGTGGTATTTCACTAAGCCGCTTCTTACCCTTTTCTCGTACTTGCTCCCACCATCCTGCACCTAGATACTCACGTGCTAATGTCTTTAATCCATGCACACCACCACGCTCATCAAGACTATATGACATAAGCATAGTGTCTTCATGAACTGTAAGCCATATATCAAGATTCTTCTTTATAATCTGTGTATCGAATTGTGCATTGTGGAATGTCCACTGAATATCGTTAGGCCAGTGAATTTGACTAGCTACTTCTGGTTCTTTCATTCGCTCAATTAGTTCAAGCGGAAAGACCCATGCTCTCTCACTAGTAGATATACTAAAACACAGTAGAGTATCACCCCACACGTCAATAGTATCAGGGGAAGGATTATAAGTTTCCACATCAAAGGCGACTGGACTATTTCTTGGTAGTAAATCCAGAAAAGCATTAATTTTAGCTGAGATACTATCATTGCTACCCTCAGCATTTAATACCTCATACGTTATTTGTGCTAATGGCGATCCGCCTCCAGGAGTAGGATCACTTGTAATTCCTGAACCCCACTCACGTACATAATTCCACTTCTTTAAGTCACGATATAAGTCATAGATAAACTCTCCGCCTCTACTATCCTTACCATGTCTGTCATTTAATCCTTGAAGAATACCAGACGGGTGATATGTAGGAATCAGATATGCTTGGTATTCTTCACTCCATATAACTGCACCACGCGCACCATTCTTACCTGCAAGCACTCGACCTACAAAAGCCTCAGTAGCTATGGCTCCAAGAAGATATATGACTTTAGGCCCAATGCCTTTAATCTCTGCTTTGAGGCGTTCTCTGCACGGCGCTTGTTCAGACGGCGTCGGATCATTTTTCCAGTAGCAGATAAGGTTGGTGCAATAGACACTATCTCTTTCAAGACCAACACTATGCAGAACACTATTAAGTAACTGCCCACTAGGACCAGTAAACGGCGTACCTTTACGTACTTCATCACGCCCTGGCGCGATTCCGAGGAACATAATTTCTGCATTAGCATTACCATATCCTCGAATACCATTCGAGTGGCATTGTGATCCGTATACGTGTGTTTGTGCCTCAGCTAGTACCATTTACTCTTTTATCACTTTCTTCTAAAATTTTAAGTGATTTCTTATGCTTCTCAGCCAATCGCTGAGCACGTTCTTTCAGGCTATTAGTATCTATACGCTTTAACGGCATAACCTTGTGACAGCTACTCATGTAAGGTTTACCATTCTTAGTCGTAATAATCATAGCTTCTTATTACCATGTAAATGTGGGCGGCTTTTGTTATACTCAGTCTTTAGCATGTATATTTGTGTAATAGGTATATTATAATACCCACAATTATCGAACAGGCGAATCATGCAATCTATTATTTCTATTGGCACTCCTTCTGGCTTTGGTTTACCCTCACTATCTAATACAAAGTATATTGTTTGCACTCCACACCCATTACGATATTCTTCTAATGCCTCTGCTAGTTCACTAACAGCAAGCATCATCTTATCGCCAAACGACTGATTTACGTTATGAAATCCTTTCTCCTTAGCATTACTATATGACTCAGACATAGCTTGACTAAGAGTTATATTACCGTCAGGCTTATATTCATATGCCATTTTATAACATTCAGGGCAAGAATAGAAATTAATAGCCTCACCATGCATACACATAACAGTCTTTAACATAATTAGTTCACCCCACTAAAGTTGATCTTACTCTTACCTTTAATCTTTACACGTACCGTTAAGTTATAACCTTGTAAGTACTCAAAGTCTTGTTTGCGTTGCCCACACCTACAAGTTACTCCAAGTCGTTGACGTACTATATCAAATAAATGCACGCCATCTAACTTGTCACACTTTAATTTCCGATCTTGGAGAGGCATAATACATTCCTACACGTATCTCAAAAACCGCATTGCACAGGGGGTATAGTAGCGCGTAGCGACTACCGCCGCTTATTGCCTACTTACGTATATCAATAACAGCCATACCCTCTGTAATTAAATCGTCATTTAGACACGCACCGTCTATAATACGCCACACTGTAGCTAAGTACCTACCAAATGCATCGGACTTTTCTGTTTGAATAATGAGAGGCCACTTTGCCATATGTAACGCATTAGCATACCACAAGCTAGTAAATTCCTGTGCAGCTATTCCTTCCACTCGTGTTGAACCAGTTTTCTCTGGTGTATTAATTCCTAATAGTCGTATACGTTCTACTTTAGAAGAATGAAATCCCCAATCAATAGTTACGTCTAAAGTATCTCCATCAATAACCCTTTCTACTCTAGCACGAAAAACCCATAAGTGCTGAGGCATCATTGTTAACATTTGCATTATTGTACGCTACCTGCGTGACAAGTACCATAGAGCATACTCCCGCCGTAGATAATGCTATCTTTGCTATTGTACATTTCATTCAGTACACCACCACACCTAGAGCAAGTATAACCTACTGAGTCAGCCTCTACTATATACTTGGAGGGCGGAGTTTGTACTGGACTATGGCCCTTACCTTTAACGTCCAGTAATCCTTGCTCTAAGGTTTCGCGATATACTCCTGTATTAATTACGTATGTAATCATTTCATCGTATGTCATGGAATATCCCAACCTTCCCCTTGAACTGGTACATACGCTTTATGTGTACAGCGATCGGCCTCTGTTATTTCGACTAGGCACCTAAAATGGGAGTATCGTTGACAACGCTTACAGAAGAATATATCGCCAGTTGACTTATTACAGTAATCACACTTTGGAAACTGTATTATGTTTGGCATACCTAGTTTACCCGACCGTAATCTTAGTAAGTATCTCGTCAGTAAGTAATCCTTTCTTCTTTAAATCTTCTATGGCTAATCGTCGGAAATATCCTGATGCACTAGAGTCTTGACGTACTAATAACAATTGTAATATTGATCGTAAGTCAGGCTCCAAGCATACTATTACAGTTTCACTCTTACGCTGTCTCATTTCTTACCTTAAAAGGGGTTGGCACAGCTACTCCATTAGGATTAGCTACACCGTTAATTCTCGGCGGCTCTTTCAATCTAAACTTCCATAATCTAGTATTACGCTTCTCATCCACTTCCCAATCTACAAAGAACATTCCTTTCATTGCATCATGGAGCGTCCAGAACTTCTTTCCTAGAACTACAGCATTCTTGTACTGTCTCTGGAATGCCTGCATATCCCTAGAGTGGGGCTCTAGTAATG